TCCAATTACCCCAAAGAACATCTCCGCCATTGGTAAATCTAACAATAGGATTCAGCTCATCATCTTTAAATTGGTCTCTATAACCACCCTGTAAGAGATATCTATACTGCTGAATACTTGTAGACACTGCGCCTCTACGTAAACCAGCAAATGCCCAGAATATATCATAATCTCTGGCTGTTCTGACCATTAAATCAGTAACATGATATATAGGAGTCATCCAAATATTCTTACCAGTATAGGCATCGTAGATCTTAGTATAAGGCTCATATAATGCAGCTCTATAATTACTCCAGTTATGATCAGTTAATCTCTTAGTAATAGCGTCCTTAGCATTTTTATTACCACTTTCAGTATAGATACCATTATCAAGAATACCAAAGCAGGTATCTCTCTTATTGCACAATTCTATAATAGCATCTTTAACTGCAGTTGGATAACCTGCATCAAACACTACGCTGATATCAAAGTCCTCAGTATCAGTAATGAATCCATTTGATAAAGCTTCCTCAGAACTTACATCTACTTCAGGATTAGTAAGCACACCTGTGTAAGCCTTAATCATAGGACCCGTCATTTTATTCCAGTCTAAAGCACCTGATTTAGTATAGATAGCACCATCAGAACCACCAGATAAATATTCAATATCAGCCATAGCTAATTCATCATAGCTATTAGAAACTACTGTAATATTACCATCAGCATCCTCTTCTTCTGTATCTTCACTAATCATTATATTATCATTAACTTTGCATCTAAGATACTCAGAATATCTATCAAGAACATCTTCAATAAATAAAGAAGCACCAGAAGAATCTGTGGCATTTCTATCAAAAGAAACAATAAATGATTCAACTAATGAAGGATAAGCTGAATCTTTACTCTTAGTATAGATATCAAGAACAAAAGCGCCATCATAAGACTTTCTAGCCTTAGTAATCTTATAACCAATATTATTATAGTATTCTCCTCTACCATAAGGATAAAGAACCATATCAACAGTCCCATTACTAAGTGGATAGTCCATTTCGGCAACTGAATGGAACTCACTTAACTCTGAATCAACAAAGCTATAATTATTAGTAGTTTCTGTAGTTTCAACAATAGTTATAGCTTTAGCTTCAGAATCATCAATAGAAGTTTCAGGATCAGTTGAATCATATTCAATTACATCAAAATTAGCTGTAGATGAATATGCCTGAGAAAGATCTTCAAAAACTGAATTACTAACCTGAATAACCTCAGTATTAACAAAATTACCAGCAAAGGATTTACCAGTAAATTTAAATCCAACCATTTCAACACTGGATGAAGAAGGATTCATTGAAGTTACAACAGTTTCTCCGCCAGCTCTATCAGAACCAGTTGATTTTTCAGATTCAGATCTAGCTCCATATAACTTAACTGTAGGATCAATAGTATAATTGATACTAACAGCTTCAGGAATAATTAATGAGCTACCTTCATTTTCAGAAATAATTTCATCTAAACTCTTTGAAGCTAAATCTTCCTGAGAAACTAACACACCCTTAGTAGTATCAACTTCCTTAATTTCAGTTTTATTACCAGCTTCATCAACTTCATATCTGGTAACAACTGTAGTAGGATTAGCTGAAAGCTTTAAAGCCTTAAATGCATAAGTTGCATCATCAGGAAGAACTCTCATAACATAAAGATTACTAAGAGTCTTTAAATACTGAAGGGCAACATATCCGCCTTGGCCAAATCTGGAGCTATCAGGGCTACCATAAGTTCTGATAAAATCAGATGCTGAAGTTGTTAATCTGGGGGTGTTATCAGGACCCTTTTCACTATTAATGCAAATAAAACCAATAAGATTACTTGATAATGCCTCTACATACTGAGAATTATCAACTATCTTAACTCTAACACCAGGCCAGCCACTACTTATACTAGAAGCCATGGTCTATACCATCTCCTTGTAAATAAATGTTTGCTGCTAAATATAAAAAAGTCTCTTCCACAACATGTAAAATATTAATGGAAGAGACTTTTTAAACTTAAGTTAATAAAGCAATACCCCTTGCAGCTAACATTTGTAAATCTTCTACAGATTTCAACTTTTTATATTCATAAACACCACATCCAAGAGTTACTGCTAATACTTCAGAGGTATTATATAATTCTGAAAAAGGAGGACATGGGTATTTATGTTTAACTCCTTCATCACTATCATCAACCATTATACCCATATAAGGCGCAGTATGATAATATGCACTAGTTAAACTTCTTAAATTTAAACAATTAAAATCTTGAATATCCATAAAATGAGAATCATGTCTCAATACTAAAGTAGTATTATTTCTAAAGCATCTGTTAAAATCTTGTAAGAATTTGATATAGAATTTATCATAATATTCTAGCTCAAATTGGGATAATCCTGATTCTGATAGTTTCATTTTAATTTGATCTTTCAATTGATTAAACATAAAGTCTAATTTCTTTTCTTGATCTTCACTAAAATGTAAACCTTTATTAGCTACTGCTTCATAGTATTGAAGTATGATTTGAAGATATGGCCTATAAAAAAGTTCTGCAAATTGTTTAGCTGTAACGGTATTAACTCTATTAGAAAAAATATTTTTATCTTTTGGATCTTTAAAAGTATAAAATAACATATAAAAGAATTGTTTATACCAATTTAAAGTAATTGGATTTTTAGCTAAGATACCTCTATTATGAATATTATAAGAATGAATAGCATAATATAATAAGCCAGATAATATATCTGCATATTCTTTCTTAAATATAGATTTAAAGTTATCTTTTTCAGTATTAAAGATATTCATCTTTTTAACTATAGGAGTAGTTATGTCTATAAAACTATAATTAATATATATTTTATTATTCTCTTTATCATAAACTACCGGTAAGTTTCTTTTCATAAAGTTAAAATGCTTAACTTGAATACCTTTATCTAATTGAGCATTTATAGACTCACACAATACTGGTACTAAAAAATCAAATTCTCCAAACTTAGTAACTATATCTTCTATATGCTTATACGCATCAAATAAAAACTTGATCATTAGTATATAATCTCCTCTCTATAATGTATAATATAGGGAGACTACTTTCTGTGTTAGTATACCCTAAGATTTGTTCAAAATTTTTTAAGAATTAGTTTTGTACCAAATACTAAAAATAATCCAGTCACTAGAATTAACTGTATTTATCTAATAGGTTAAAATTTGTATGTATATAATACTATTCGGGAACAGATGGGTCTCAATTCACTATAAAGTGAATCTCCCACAGGAATTCCCAGGCCAAGTCCATGGGGCCAGAAACATATCACTGGAGGTGATGACCATGGAAGTGGAACGCAAGTTCCTCATTGAGGGAGCAGTGCCCTTCTCCCTCAATGTGATTAAGGAGTACGAAATCCTACAGGGTTACGTGCTCCTAGAGGGCAAAAACGAAGCGCGGGTTCGCCGCCGCACTTCGAATGATGGTGAGGAATTCTTCCTTACCATCAAGGCTGGCACCGGCCTGTGTCGAGCGGAAGTCGAGGTGCCAATCACCTCCGCGCAATTTAAGGAGCTAATTAGTGTGGCTGGCGACCGCACCATCAGCAAAACTCGCTACCTGACTGCCGAAGGGTATGAGGTAGACCTGTACCATGGTCGCCTCAACCACCTCAAAGTGGTCGAGGTAGAATTCGGCTCTGAGGCCGAGGCACAGAAGTTCGTGCCTCCGGCCTGGTTCGGGGCCGAGGTGACTGAGGACAAGCGGTATAAAAACCGAGCCCTGGCAATCCAGGGCTAACTCAGTCTAGTTTAATTCCCCTTCCTATGCTCGGGGAGGGGGATTGTTTTTACCCCCACTTAGGGGGAGAAAGGAGGCCATCATGAAGATGGTCAAAATCGCCCTCACAGGTGGTCCTTGTGGGGGAAAGAGCAGTGCCATGGAGTACCTTCGGGATAGACTCCATGGCTGGACCGTAGTTGTCGCACCAGAGGCAGCCACGGAGGTTATCCTGGAAGGGAACTCTCCTGGAACGTTCTCATTCCAGAAGAAGGTGTTCCAGCGCCAGCTTCTGCTTGAGCACCGTGCAATAGAGGAGGCCGCACAGTATGACCGTTCGGTTGTGCTGTGCGACCGCTCCCTCCTGGACCAGATGGCGTATGTTACGTCAGATGAGTTCCGGGAACTCCTTACGATGAGCAACCTTTCGATGGATGAGGTTGTTCGTCGTTATAACGGTTTCATCCATCTAGTATCCGCAGCGGTTGGCACTAACTGTTACACTACCGCTAACAACCCTGCTAGGAAGGGTAATGCGGAAAATGCCATTCGACTGGAACACAAGACTCGAATGGCTTACCACGATGTGCCCGGTGTCATCGTGGTGGATAATTCCACCGGGTTTGAGGGCAAGCTGGCGCGAGTCCTCAAAGCTGTACAGGAGATTATCTCCCGCTCCTAGTACAGCAAAGAAAAAAGAGTAACCCTCCATTATGGTTGCTCTTTTTCTTTTTGGTTCTTGACAGCATAAATCCCTATGCTATAATCATTTCATACCTTAGGGAGGTGATGCAAATGTTTTATGAACTTTGGTGTAATGATGGTGATTATTATCATCTTACTGAAAAGGCTAAACGTGAGCTTGATCAGTATTTAAAAGAAAATAATGTTGCATATAAAAATATCGGTATTGATGTATCTCCAGTTAAACTTTTCGATCACATTCCAAACATTATCGATTTCTATATTGAGGAATATAAAAATGCGAGAAGATGACTACATAGAAAAAGGAGTTCAGGTTAAATTTTTATGGTACGATGGTACTAAATATATACCAATGAAAGATCTTGCATGGATGCATTTCAGCAAGGATCTAAATTGTAATGTATACCATACCATGGCATTCGGATGGCTTACCGAAAATGAAGTTATTTCTTGGAAAGAAATAGAAACCTCTTGACCAACTGAAAATGACGTGGTAAAATATTAGCTAATGATGGAAGGAGGTAGACTTCGTATGAAAACTACTAAAACAGTATCTGTAGTTACTACTATTGAAGATGAATACAAATTTTCTCTTTGTAATTTAGCCGTTGGATTTAAGCAATTGTTTTTTATTGATACCACCGGTTATATTGCAGACAAAGAATATTTTAATTCAATGTATGAGCAACTTAATGAGACTAATAAAGATGTTCTAATATCTACAATTTGTACAATTTTTGATAACTTCTACCATAAGGTAGATATTGACAATTATACTGCTCAAACAGATTATATAGTAGGCCAAGCAATCAAGATTGTGTGTATTTCTCCAGATATGGTATCTATGCCTGTTATTCACATAACTATAAAAACATATACTACTGAGGAAAAATAGATGGACTATTTAAGTATGTTTTTAAAGTTTTTTATTAGCTCTTTTGGGATAGTATTAGGTGGTTTATGCGCAACTATCCTAGTTTTAAAATGCGTAGATTGGTTTTGTCTATATTTAAACTATCGGGATAAGAGGTAAGCTACAATGAAATCTAATCAGATGAATTTCTTTTTATTCACTCTATTGGAAGATATTGACGGTATCAATCCTATGCCAGAATATTATAAAAATATGTGGAATGAGTTCAAACAGCTTTTAACTCAAGAAGAACTGGAAAAGGTATATCTATTTATAAGTACTGCTCCTCTGCATGATTTTCATAATTTTGATTTTAGTAAAATGACTTTACAAGTAAAACTTTATACTGTAAGAGTATCTACATATGATGTTTTGGAACACGTAACTTTTAGTTATATTCTTCATGAAGAAGAATCAGAACAATATGCTTAAGGAGGAAAAAATGATGTCATGGTTTATTAATGGATTTGGACTAGTGTTTGGTATATGCCTTGCAGTATTTGTGTTTTTATGGTTGATGTGTTTTATCAAGTATTTTAGTGAAAAGAAAGCTGAAAAGGAAAATAAAGATTCTAATGTGATTATTAGTGATGATGTGTTTGTTACAAAAGTTAATGATTGCAGTATCATTAACGTTGGGAAGAATACTATTGTAATAGATCGCACTGGCGGTATAACTATTAATAACAAACCGTTTAAGCCTGAGGAAGAAAAACATGACCTGGTTTGTTAATGGCCTTGAGTTAGTGCTTGGGATTGGTTTTGGCATATTTATAATATTATTTTTAATGGCAGTTATTGTTCAATTTGGAGAAGAACGAGAATTAAAAAAGTTAGGAACTAAAGTGTATAGTGATGACCATAGTATTTACATTAATCAAGATGTTTGTGTAAAGAATTTAAAAGGTTGTACATTTATTAAAGTTAAAAATAACTCTATTGTAGTTGATTCAAATGGTAATATTAGTATTAACAATAAACCTATTAATATTGAGGAGGAAAAGTAATATGTTTAACTATGATCCTGAGTCGATGAAGATTAAGATTTGCAAGGAGTGTAAGGGTACTGGTAAGAGTGAAGGTGGAGAAGTTTGTGCTAACTGCAAAGGTACTGGTAGAATTGTAGTTAGAACTAATGCTTCTGAATATCAGATTAGTGATATTGTAAATAATGTTGTTGATTTTGATAAAGATATTATGAAAGTTAAACTGTGTAAGAGTTGTAAGGGACTTGGATTTATGTTTGATAATACTGGTAATAAAATCCCTTGTATTGATTGTGAAGGTACTGGTAGAATCATTAAGTGTGATCCTAAGACTGAACTACTGATGAGTGAAATTGAGGAGTTTAATTAAAATATGAATGACACTGAATCAACTGCATACTGGGTACCTCCTGCTGTAGGAGACTGTACTTATGCAATACAAATTAATGATGAATATAAATCAGCGTTAAAAAAAGATTTTACCTGTAATGAAGAATTCAAAGCGTATAAAGAGTATGTTGATACTAGATTAAGTAATCTAAAAGAGGCTATCAATAACCTTCGGTTTTCTAGTTCTAAAGATCATAATAAAGGAGAAATTCATATGATGAAAAAGATTAAACCTGTGTTGGTATATGGTTTTGCTATCTTTGGTCTGTTTACAGCTGTTAATAATGCAATTCTTATTCCATACAAAGATGATATTTCAAAAGCATATACTTATCTGTCTGAGTCATTTACAGTAAACTTCCTTGGTGTAAAATATCATTCTGAAAACTGGAATACGTATTCTCCTAAACTTAAGGCTAAGGTCTGGGAAAATCTTAACACAGAGGATCGGATTAAGCTTACTGATAAACTTAATACTTATGCTCAGAAAAGCCACGAACTTAGCGATTTTGAAAAGACCTTTAAATAACACACATTAAAAATAAAACTACCCTTTCCTAGATTTTATTCTAGGTTAGGGTAGTTTTATTTTATATTTTATCAAATACAGTGTTTACATAAACATCCAAATCAACATCTTCTGAAAAACCTAAAAAGCTAGTATTAAACAAAGATCCAAGAGAAGTTTTAGCTCTATCAATATCTCTAGGGGTAGGTCTATAGTTCCATACTCTAGATACTGCATTTTTAGTATTAGCTAACAATGAGTCTAAAATGCCAGGTTTTTGAAGTTCTATAGTTTTTCCGTAGGCTACCTGTGTAACAGCAATACTTGTTGGATTTCTCATGCAAAAACAAACAAAAAAGCATAGTATTAGTACAAAAAATGAGAATATTGGATGCTTTTTTATACCTTTATAAACATCCTTAATTATATCACCTACAAACTTAAATCCTTTCCTTATAGTTCTTCCAACAAATTCAAAAATACCACCAAATATACCTTCTGAAAGTAGCCCTAATTTCTGATTATATATTAAATGCTCTGTAAAATTATAAAAATCAACAACTAATTTATTCCCTCTATTTATATCTTCACTATACCTATCATAACTATCAAATTTATCTTCTTCATTATCCCCGCCTAAAAGACCTTTAAAAACTTTATAAAATGCTATAAGAACTAATGCAGAAAGCAATCCGCAAGCAATAGCATTTCCATAGGTTATTCCAGTAAATCCTGGTATACCACTCTCAAGTCCAGGAATTTTTCCAAGCATAGTACTTAACCACTTATATACAGATGCAATAATTCCACCAATTCCTTTTCCTATTTTATTAAATATACCTCCCTCTTTAAATAGACTTTTAATCCATTTACAGAAGTTATCAAAAGTTAATTCTATATTTCCAAATATTCCTTCTTTAACAGCTTCTGTTGCAAATTTTGGATCTGTTTGACCCGTTTTTCCAGTAAAAGTTCCCATTATAAATCTGTATATAGGATCTATAATATTCTTAGTTAAATGAAATCCTTCTGGAGATGCAGCGCCAGAATTAGACGCTGCACTACTAAGTGCTCGAAATAATCCTACTCCTTCTTCCTTTAAATTTCTCACTTTATAATCACATCCACTCTATTAGGTTTATCACCATAAGTAGGATAAATACTGTTCATAGTTTTTCCTATAACAGAACCATTAACATTCATAGGATCAAACTGAGATATTACTTTAAACATACCATCTTTACCAGCAATTAATAACCCACCATGCTCCAAATTATAACTAGAGTAATAAGGAACATTTTTAATCTGGCCTATAACTGCAACAGGAATCTTATGCTTTTCTTTAAACTCTTTTTCAAAATCAGTACTACCGCCTAATATATGAGCAGGATGATAAGATACACATCCTATGACTGAGGGGTCTCCTTCATCTGAAGAAAACACTGCATTACCATTATGAATACAGATACACGTACCTTCTTCAGGCATTTCTTCAATAGAACTATCAGCTGTGAAGTATTCAGCAACATCAGCACACCAGAGAGCTCCAGTAATACCTCTGCTATTAATTTCTACTTTAGTACCAGATTGAGCTTCACTATTATAGGATTTAGAAGGATCCTGGCCGCCAATAGAAATTCTAAATACATCTTTACTAACATCGATATATGCATAATTACTAGTAGCAGCCATAGTTAATCCACCCTTATTCTCAACTGAACCATCATCATCAACAGTACAATCAGTTAATTTAAGATATGGATCTCCTTTTGCAATATCAATGTTCTCAATAACAGTTCCAAATAAAGAAGAATCGTTATTAGCATTCTTTCTGACAAAGTAATCATTATGTGCATCATGATGTTTATTATAAACAAGATCATCCACATAACCTTTATTAGTAATATCATTATCATCTACTGGATATGCATCAATTTTAATATTAGAACTGGCAACATTTTTACCATCTAATCTTAAATAAGTAGTATTAGCCCAAGTAGGTGTATTTTCAACATCTCTTCTAAGATCTTCTAAATTACCATCTTCCCACCAATCATCTAATACACTTTGAGCTGGAGTTCCGGTCCAATTGTCAGTATTAAATTTATAAAGTCTTAACTGATTACTAGGAGTCCAGTTTTCAGCTCTGATTACTTTAATATAAGCAATTGGAACAGGCTGGATATTTCTATAAGTATACTCTAATACGATATAATATTCAGCAGCATTAGTAGGAGTTTCACAAAGTTCTAATACTGAATCAGCAGTCATTTCAATAACCATGTATTGAACGTATGCTGTACCAATAGATACTGTAGCTAAGATTTTATGTAAAGATGCATCAGGTTTAATACTAATATCAAACCCATTAACATACATCTTAAAATTACCAAAAGTTTTAAGTAATTTATTATGGTTATCAGATGTAACTGGAGAATGCGGATCTATATTACGTTCCTGGATTGCATCCCAATCAGTAGTAATTACTGCCATTATCTCACCTCTTTTTAAAACTTAAAGAACCATTCTATAGAGACTTTCTGATAGATGCTCTTATAATAAGTAGGAAATGTTACATGTGAGAACATTACGAAATTAGTATTATCATATGATGTAGTTTCTCCAATAAACATACCTGCTTCATTAACATATTTATCAGTTAAATCTTTATAGTCTAAAGTCATAGTTAATTTAGCTGTAAGATTAGAAGGAAATGATACTGAATCAATTAACTTAAATCTATTATCTACTGAGCAATACTGTCCGCCAGTATTACCAAATACTTCTGGATTAAATAAGTTATCATCAGTATCAGTAGGCCATATAGGAATAAATGGTGCATCAACAGCACATCCCCCACTACCCATACTAAACCATCCTGGGGTCCAAGTATAAGAATTAATATCTTGAGTTAAAGGCATTCCAAACATCTTCTGCATTAACCAAGATCTTCCATTAATAACTATATGATTATCTTTATCAACTATAACTTTTCCGGTATCTACTTCTTTCATAGTAAAATGTCCTTTTATACCAAAAGAATCATTTACTTTAACATTATCTGTAAAAGATAATAGTTTCTTTTTATTAAAATTCAAAGGAAGCTTTCCCTCCTCTTTCTATTATATTATGTATAATGTTTTATCCTGCACTCATATGTAAATTTTGGCAAAACTGCTTTACAATGTGCAGGTAAGTATATTAATACTCTAATAAAATTATGGTATCCATCTATTAAAGGTATTTCTTCTCTCGTAAGGTCCTGATTAGAATTTAACTTCTTCCAAATTGGATTCTGTGACATATCATTAACTGGAGGTTTATTCCCTCTAAATATATCATTAACCTTAGGTATCTTCATTCTAGTATATTTAATTACAGATACTTCTTCTGGATTAATAACATACTCACCTTCAAATCTTTCTCCAATAACAGTATAGGTAAATTCTGAAGTAAATCCATGGTATATATCATCTAATAAAACTAACATCTTAGTTCTACTGATATTTTCATCAATATCCTGTTTAACAGTTTTAATATTAGTTAGTCTATACTGATCTTTAGAATTATATTGTTTAGTAATTAAAACTAAATCTCTATCTAATAGATTTTCTATAGTACCAGTTACAAAGTCATATGCTAAAGAATCATACTTGCTTAAAGTAGTATATAATATAGATGGATAAATTTCTACAGGAATATCATCCGTATTAATACCAACTTCTTGTTCTTGACTATCAACTATTACATTAAAATCTTCAAAGATATCTTTATCAAACTTATCAGTATACCAAAGTTTTTCATCAATTCTATGATTATATCTCCACTCATCAATTAACTGATATGTAATTCCAGGATTGTCTTCATCATCTGGACTACCACCAAAATAAAAATCTTCAGTAATCTTTTTCATTTGGTCATAGTTATTAGGTCTATAATCATAGGGATTATCAAAATTCCATTCATATACATCTGTATAGATTTGTTGAGTTAAATTATAGGTTAACTGATCTCCTACAGACATTGTATCAGATATATCAGAACCAAATCTAATAATTGGTGCCAAATCAATCATTCTAGCATGATATGGTTTAAGATAGTTTACTATTAACTTAGTATAACTACTGTATAAATTAGTTAAAGTACCTAATAACTTTAATGGAAAGGTTTGCCTGGTATACTGATATAAAATTTGTTCAAATGATGTTAAGAAAGTTAAATAAAATTGATTTGCCTGTATTATAACTGAATTTATATTTAATAATCCATCTTTATATGATTCATCCGCAGGTTCAGCATCATACATAGTAGCAACTGGTTTAGAATCAAACAAATACTTTAACTTAGTTGGAACAGAAACATTCTTAGCTTCATTAGCAGCTAATTTAGCAAAGTTATCTATTTTACTTTTACAATAATTATAAAAATCTTGGTTTTCATTATATAAAAGTATACCTGATGATAAGTATTGGCCAAATGAATTAAGAGCATCCGTACCATCTAAGAAATAGTTATGATATTTTGTACCATTTCTATAGAACATTTTCTTAAATACTTCAAATCTAGCATACTTATCTTTATAAGAAGCTGCTGTAGCACTTAAATGATCATATATTTTTAATGCTTTAGGAATATCTATGACAGGATTGGTGACAACTCTATTCCATCCAATAATACCATCGCCATATAAGATGTTCAAAGTGTAATTAAGATATTTAGGATATCCATACCATGAACCAGCCTCTCCATAGATATTACAAAATGCATAAAGATACCCTAGTACCAAATCTCTGAAACTAACTCTCTCACCATATCCATCAATTGTGTATAACTTCGTTTCTTCACCAAAAGCATTAAGCCTTTCAGAATATTGTCTTACTATGTCCATAGCTATAGCTATTTTGTTCATAGTATGCTTATCAGATAAAGAACTTATTGTAAAATAAGATGTCTGTACTGGAAGTGAATTAAATATATTCTGTCACCTCCCCCTTTCAAAAGTCTATATTATTCTATAAATAAATGTGTAAATACTGTGAGATCTGTTTAAACTTCTTATCTCCTAACTCTTTAAACTTCTCATTACACCATTTAATAGCATCTTTTGGCCCAGTAAATTCTTCTGGATCAGCATCAAATATTGCTTCATCAAGTCTTTTATTTTTTTGGATACTAGATGCCTGTGGAGTTATGTATGCAGAGGTTTCAGAATACTTTTTATTCTTAGGTATAAGTTTATAGGTTCTCAAGGATTCTCATCCTCCTCAGGTGTAGTATCTTCTTCTTGAACTAAAGTTAATAATGACCTATTAAATATCCTTCTCAATTCTTCATCAGTAACTGTCCACAGAATATCATCTAAATCTTCTACTTTGATTGGGTATACATCTACAGTTTGACCAGATATTCCATGACTTCTATATGTTGTATGTGGAGCTAATACAAATTCTCCATCCAAAGAGTTTAACTCATATTCATCTATCTGATATGAATTAAAGCCTATGTGTGATAATAGAATAGTAAGAAGTTCTGTAGTACCTTTTAATCTAATATTTCTATAGATATGTTGTGCTAATTCTATCTTAATTGGTGTTTCAAATATTCTATGAATTAAGAAACCATATGAATCTAAGAAATCATTAATAACTGAAGTTTCTTGTTGTGCAATATCAGTTATATAAAGTCTACCTTCTATAATTGTATCAAATATCGAAAATAAATCTATTAATACATTTATAAGTTCTTCATATCTAGTATTATCTTCATCATCTGAAGTATATACTGACTGATATATAACTGATCTAAAATACGGTTCTATTTTATTTCTAGATTCGAGATATCTAGATTTAATAACTGGATCATTAACTTTAGTAAAATCTAAATCTTTAGACGCAGTTATTAGTTCTTTAAATAGTTTTATAGGAACTCTTCTGCTTAAAAGCTTCTTTTCAACATTATGTAATGTTTCTTCACAAATATTTTCTCTGATATTGACACTCATTCTAATACCACCTTATGATTCTCAATATCTAATAATTCTTTATTGATTTGACAATACTCTACCATAGCTTCAAATAGATTAGTAGCAAACATACTATCTGGATATACCATTGGGTTACTACTATAAGTATATTCCGCAATTTCATCAGCTAAATTACAAATAGGACTATTCGGGTATTTATTTATTAAACTTACATTATAAGTATTATTCTTTTGACAATCTAATAAAAAGTTAGTAGCTGCATTAAATTCAGCAGTTTTTTTACCATAAAACATTGACCCTAACAATGTACCTGAACTACCAACTAAAGCTTCAGAATAACCATTCCATAAATTTACCTTAGGATTTAAAACAGAATCTTTGGAAGTAGTACTTACTCTATTTAAAAACTTATGAGTATTATCAAACTGAGTTATCATAGCCCACAATATAAAAATACTGTTTAATGGTATTTTAACATCAAAACCTTCATTTAATAATATCTTTATTGGTGGTGAGATCTTATCATGAGTTGCAATTATAGTTTCTAACTGTGGAAAAGCTATATTATTATAGAAGTGATACCCGATATTATCATGATAATTATCATCATTATTAAGATAATCAATAACCTTATTAAGCCTGGTTATATTTCTATTATAGTTTTCAGCATTAAAAGTACTATAGATTCTTTTAGTGAATTCATCGTATTGGTATTCTTGAGTAAGAACATTTTCTTTTTCAAAATTATAATTAAACATTTCTTGTTTTAACTGACACTGATAATATGTTATATCAAAAGTACCTGATTTAGTTATATTAGTAACCACCCAAGTAGAATAGTCATTAGATATTTTAAAGATAACTCTATCTCCAGGATGTGGATGTAATCCACAAACAGTATCAATAACAATACTGGTTTGTTGGTCCATATAGTTTAATCCTTTTTCAGAACTATTTAAAGCATGTGGTGTAGCATTTTGGGAGAACAATACTGCTAGATTATGTATCTTAGAATACTTTAAACCTGTTAACTTACCATCAGGTCTATATGTTGACATATAATTTTGATCATACACTGATTCATCTTTATCTAAATGGTAATACGTACAATCTATAACAACATGCTCTTTAGCATACTGTTCATAAGTTAACTTTTTATATTCTTCAACATAATCTCTTCGTCTAATAATAGTCTGGTGTAATGATGATATGGTATTGTCACCTCCGTTAAATATATAAAAATATAGAGAGCCAGTCACCCTGTAATTTTAGTGTGAATGACCCTCTATATTTGTTCAAGAAAAATTACTATTCTTTACTAGATACAATAATTGAACACAATAGGAATCCAAAAACTGCACCAGCAATAAATTTAATCATTTTACTGAAAAGAATACTAGATAAATGATATAACCAATTGCACCAATAGTTGTTCCAATGAAGAAACTCATCCAAGATTTAAACTGTTTAAGCTTATTTTCACAAGTTTTAAGTTCTTCTTTTCTGCATTCATACGCTGTTCTAAGTTCATCATAAGTAATCTTATAATTGCAAAGCTCATTCTGAACTGTAAGATACTTAGTATTTGATTTTTCTTTTTCATATGCCTTAACTTCTTTAAGAGTTTTAAGTTCAGTTTCAAGCAGATCATTCTTATACACAACTCGCTCATAATCATTTTTAACTGCATTAAAACAATTATATTTCCTAAATATCTCATTAAATGCAATCAATTCATCAGTACCAATATTCTCATCAAAGGGAATTTCAAAAGTTTTAAGAACTTGTTTTATAATCTCTTTCTTATCTTCCTTAACATAATTTTTAATATCAAATTTCTTATTAATATAGTTTTTCAACCATTCAAAAGTACATCTATCATCAATAGTAAGCTCTTCATCTTTTACTTTAAAGATAAGTGGAAGTACTTCTCTATAAATATCTGTAGTTAATCTATCCGCATCCACATAATCATCATAATTACCTGGACTCCAATAGAAATTATTTCTTAAATAATAAAAACTATCTAAAAACTTTGAGAATACATCTGAGACAGATAGATCCAATTTACAATTATGTACTGTAACTTCATTAGTATCCGGTATATCCGACAAATCCAACATAACCGAAAGTTCAAGTAAAGCTGATTCAAATTTCTTAAAGTCTTCAGTTTCTATTTCTTCTTTTGGAACATCTATTTCAAAGCCACCATACTTATCAAGATACTTATAGTACTTACTAGCTACAATAGTATGCCAATTCAGCTCAAACTCATCAATTTTTTCTTTGTCTAAAGTATTCATAATATTAATCCTCCTCAGGATAATATACGTTAATATTTACTTTAAATCCATTCTTCTCAAACTCTTCTTTTGAAAAAGCACACATAATGTACTCCTCAATATCTCGAAGTTTATTAATCAATGTACACTTAATAAGCACTGATTCAGGAACATACTCGGCAAATATATCAGCGACATAATATTCAGCATCCCATAGTTTAGATATGGGTTTTTCTTCCCAATAAACTGGGATTAAAACCAATTCATCTGAAGTTTCATCTACAATTCCTCTGTGATATAAATCCCTATCTACACAATAATCATATAAAGCATCATATTGAACATTCTCTTCTACATTACAATTAATAGATGTGATCCCTAAGTTCTTAAGAAGATCAAAATAAAACTTCTTCTCTCTAAATATTTGAGACAATTCTAACACCAAGCCTTTCTAATTGATTTTTAGTAAGGGCCATTTCATATTTCAAGGTTGCTGTTGTTCCATCACCTGTTTGATCCCAGAACTTAAAGTATGCAATATTAGTATCCTTAAAATACGTAAAAGAAACCATACTAGCAAAGTCTTTAGACGCATCATAGCACATAGTTTCTAATCTAAGGTTTGCTTGCATACTCCATTCTCTAAGGTGAACATCATTACAATAATCATGACCACCATAAAACCTATAGCCACAATTATACTTATCATTAAGCTCAATCATAGTTAAACTCGTATTTTTAATATAGATCTTAAATCTTTCTGTATCAGTTGCATCAGGAGGGCATTTTTGTTGACCAGGAAGAGTTAAGTCCACATCTATCTTAAGATGGCTTTGACTAGGTTCAAAGTGGTTCTCAATAAATCTTTTAGTCAAAGCATATAGAAGTTTTTCTTCGGGGTCTAGATTAGTTTTACAATAGATATATACTACTTCATCTTTAAGGTCATATTCAAATCTAAGATCCTTCATATACTCATCATCAGTATCTTCTTCACCAGTCTTTGCATCAAATAACTTATCCTGAATATGATACACATCTGAAGTAACTTTATCATAGCATATTCGTGGCGGATTATATGTATTCTCAATATGAAACTTAATTGTTCTATCTGAAATACCACAATTAGTTAATACATAGTAAACTTGTTCTTTATCCATTTTATTTAGTCCTTATAAGCAAACATCACACTAACACCATGGTACTTCTCAAGATCAAATTTGTTAACACAGCCTAAGTACATATAATGATCATCATTATCATTAGTGCTAAACCATACATGAATTAGATTATAATCTTCATCGTATTTAACACCAACTTTGCCAACAAATTTGTCTTCTCTATGAAGTTTATCCCCTTTATTAACCACTGTAAAATGCTTACAATGAATCAATGGATTATCTTTACAAGATTCCTTTACTTCATAATCTTCAATAGTATAAACATCTTCTGGGTGAAGTTTAAGATGCTCATTATAATCAAATACCTTAGTGCTAATATTATCCATAAAAGCCTCTGACCAAGCAGACTCATCTTTGAAATGCTGTTTAAATACAATTACACCATGAGTAGGCTGAGTAACAACTGCAAGAAGCTTAATGCATGCAAACTTATTCATATAAATTAATCCCCCTTAGTTGCTTGATTCCAAAATTTAATTGCTTCTTCAATGGTATCACATCTAGGTCCGGTAGCTAAACAATAAGGATTATCACAAACTACAAAATATTTACCTTTTTCTTTAGCTACTCCTTCAGCACAACTTTTACAAAAAGGGCAAGTGTTTAGCCCTTCATTACCGTTTACAAATTCATAATCCACAGTATATCACCTAATAAATAAACTCATCTTGATATTTAATTAACAGTTCCATTCCTTCTTTAATAATCTTTTTATCTTGGTTTGGCATATTATATTCATCACAAAAATACTTTTCTTTAAGTTCTAATGCTTTGATCATCTTACCCAGAATAGTTCCCCATTCTCTTCTAGATTCTTCTTTAGGTTTTTCCTCATATCCAGTCCAGATATATGATTCACTTCCAAGACTTTCAATTTTTTTAATAAACTCTCCATTCTCATCTTTCTTACGACTAATATCATACGGACAAGTTTTATCTAAACAAGCTGAACAGGATTTCATATGTTTAAGACCACTAATAAGATATTGTCTAATATTATGACTAAAATCTAGTAATCCTTCAAAGCTTTTATCATCATATTCAAATCTAGCAGCTTTTCTATATCTTTCATCAACTTTCTTGAGATCTTTATTTAAACTTTCGAGTTCAGCTTCAATTTTTTGTTTATACTCTTTATGTGATTTTTTAGCTTGCCAGAGTCTCCAAGTTAAAATCTTAATCTTCTTTTCTTCAGGAGTATCTTCTGGAGTAGGTATAAGATTCTCTTTCTCATACCAGTTAAACTTATTATCTTTAAGTCTGTCCAATTCTTCTCTAAGCATCTTATTCTCATTAATTAAAGATAAACCCCATCCTAATACTGTTTTAATTACATTAATGGGCTCTTCTTTTTTTAACTCCTCAAGATTCAATTCTTTAACTGGCATCTCGTGCTTCCTCCCTGAAATTAATCTTAATAATAAACCCATACTTACTCAATTCATCTAACTTAAAAATAGCTAAAAGCCTATATGCGGGATAATCGATCAAATGCTCTGTTGCATATAAATCTAATGAAGAATCTTCATTATGATATCCTAAAAATATGATAAGTAAATTATCAACATCACAGGCCGCAATCATATTATCTAAATACTTTTCCGTAGTATTACTATTGGTATCAAGTTTAGTTAAATCACTATATCTATAAAATGGAGCATCATCCGTTTCATAAAGATCATAAATATCGCCACTTAAATACTTATCCCAATGATACTCATTAGCATTTAAGCTTTTATAAATATTAGGATTAAACTCTAAAGTAGTTTTACCAATTTCTTTTAAGAATCTAATTAGATCATCTTTATTCATTTCCAAACCTCTTAACACACTGATTTGGATAAATTCTCCAACAGTAGAAAGTTTCATCTCTTACTGTAATCATCTTAGGCCCAATACTATAAACTACTGCCTTAACTAAAGTAGGCCTATATACCCCAAGCCTTTCATCATAAACTTTTTGAATAGCCATAACCTTATCACCAATAGTAAGTTCAAATCCAGAAGAATCCTTAGTATAGATCATAGTATTATTACTCCTTCCAAAAAAACTTGATTAGACAATACAAAGTCGCTACGAGCAGAATATAAAATATTATAAAGATATAATCAACATCTCCATAAGGAGTCATGATATCAAATGTTTGTCTCCCCACTGTCAATGGTTTCATCTTCCTTTACCTCCTCAGTATCTTCTACATTCTCTTTGGTAGCCTCTTCATCAGTAGTAACTGTAAACACAGGTTTTTCAGTCCAAGCCATAACATACTTATCATTAATAATATCTTCAAGCATCTTAACAAACTCATTCAGCATATTTGAAAGCTTGTCTTTAACTGCTTTACTATAATTGTCCTCATTATCAACACTAATATTACAAGCAAAATTAACTCGCCTAAACAGCTGGAAAATACCTGAAGTAATCAAAAATGAATTTACCCATTTCTTACTACAAATATAATCAATATCTTCTTCTTTATATGAAGTAACCATAAAATTAATATTAACTACTGGTACTTTTTCTTTATCCTTAAAAGTTTCTTCATCCGGAATAATAGAAACGGACATAATGTCTGTCATCTCATCAGGATTTTCATTATTTCTACCAGTAATGCCAATCTTTACAGAAAAAATATCAATCTTCATTCTTATTTTCCTCCTCAATAACTTTGCCCAAAGGGTCTTTAGTGTATTCAGAATGTACTGTAAGTACTTTTATATCTGGAAATAGATTTACATTAGAGCCAAAAGCTTGGAGTAATAGATCCGGAGTTGTTTTATCTTTTAGCTCATAAGTGATTGTAATGGTTCTAAATCTACTTAAATGATTAACAGGAACTTCTTCTCTATTTTTATTATTCTTATGCCAGGAAAATATATACTTCTCTATATAGGGATAATCTAAATACGTTCTTCTAAGTTTCTTATAAGCCTTTTCATCAAATTCTTTAAGCCATTTTCTATATTCTGGAGTATCTCGATATGCTCTCCATTCATCAGCATCAAAATCTGTTAGTTTTTTCCACTCGTGGTCAGTATCCAAATTACTTAACCTCGTCTACTGGAATATTACCTACAATAGGAATACTACCATTAACATTAAGAATCTTTGGCATATGACCATCCCACTTATCAACTGCTTTTTCCATAAGAACAAGTGGGCTAAGTGTTTTAGTCTTAATAGCCTGAGCTTCACTTTCAAGAATATTCTTCTGCTTAATATACTGCGCAGTAAGAGCTTCTTGTTCAGCTACCTTCTTATTTTCAATAGCTTTGTTGTACTCATCACTAAAATCATGATTAGTAATATAGAACTTCTTAACCACAATACCTGTTCCAGAAGTCTTTTCAATAATAGCAGTCAAAATCTTATGTGAAATCTCTTCTCTAGACTCAACAAATTTTTCAATAGGATAAGATGCACAAACACTATTAATAATCTCATACACTGTTGGTCTGATAACAATCTCTTCAACTTTATTCTTATATGACTTATAGATATCTCCAAGTTTATCCGGATCAAATGCAAATACTAGTGTAGATTCAATTACAATAGTCTGCATATCCTTAGAGCTAATCTCAATCTTAGAATTAAAGTTCCTATCTCTAATACTTACTTTAGTCACTGAATCAATAAATGGGACTTTAAAGTTCAGTCCTTCGGTAATACTATACTGATACCTGCCAAATCTGAAGATCATTCCCATTTCTCCGCTATCAATAATAGTAAATCCACCCATTACAAGAAACAGAATAAACAGCCCAACCAAACCACCAATAGCAAATGAAGATTTAAGTACAAAATTATTTTTAAACATTGTAACTCTCCTCCTATATAGTATTTAAACTAAACATCGTTTTATGTAATAGATGGTCCAGGCGGATAATCATTAGGACCTTCTGAGAATGGATAAGAATATCTTACAGGGAAACCAGGCTTATCTGGTCCTTCTGGAAACTGAGGATAATTAGACTTATTCCCAGAGTTCTTAACTGTGTTTTCTATAAATTGTAATCTAGAATCAATCCTATCAAGAACTTCACACAAATGATTTAACATTTCTGATAAGTTAAAATTGTCATAATTACAAATTTTTCGTTCAGGAATCGGAGTTCTAAAAACCCCATCATGAATAAATACTCCATTACCTAAATCTTTAATAATTCCGTCATCCATTACTTAACTCACCTCCATCAATCTTCATACCATCTAGGCTTGTCAGTATTCTTCTGCAATTTATCAACAAGCTCTTCCAAAAGCCGTCTAATAGCAGTTAGTTCTCTTAAAATATCCATAGTCTGAGCATCAAACATTTTAAATAAACATCTCCTTCTTAATTCGATCTAAACTAATAGGATAATAATGTGTATTCTCAACGCTTACATTATAATACCTATTACCATCCGCCCAACTTCCACCATTACCATATCTTAGATTATGTGTATGACCGTGTATATTAAGATAAGGACATTCTGAAGGCATATAGGTAATTGGTTCATGACTTAGCCACAATCCATTATACATAATTGGATATCTTGAAAACTCTACACCAACATACCTGCCATTACCTAATAGATAATTCCTATCATGATTCCCCTTAACCACAATCATCTCTATCCATAACTCTTCATCAATTAATCTATCGAGTATCTTATATAAATACTCTTCATTACCAAAATCACCCAATATAAAAAATTTAATAGGATTAGCTTGTGTAGGATAATAATCAGTTTTACATGTTTTAAATTTTTCAACAATATTATCTATAAGTTTCTGATTCATTTCATCTACATCTTTAAAAGGCCTATGGTAATACTTAATTATATTCTCATCATCAAAATGAAGGTCTGCAATAAAGAATTCCATCTTAATTAAACCCTACTTTCTGTTTCTTATTCGATTCAAGTTTTTGCTTCGTGATCGAACCAAAACTAACTATATCTGCTATAATACTAAACACTATATACTGTAATATCCAATATAACCCAGTGATAACTATAAAGAAAACCAAATAATAAATAATATCAATCATTGCTTATCAATTACACTAATTGTGCATCCAGTATAAACTGTTTTATATGTTGGCAACACTTCTGGAAAGCTGCTTCCCTTTTTGAATATTTGGATAAATGTATTTGGGGCTGTCCCACTAAAAATAACTATCATCGAAGGAAATGGGGCTGAGTTTTTGCTATTACCAAACTTAAGCCTACCCTTAATAAAAATGATATCTCCCTTTACACAGTACTTATGAAACCATTTAGTGTCAGTTCTAGCTGGGAGAAGAAGTACTCCTACATTATCATCATGCTTATATGCTTCATTATAAGCTTTTTCTACCCATTTACCAATATCCCTTCCATAAGGAGGGTTCATCCAAAAAACCCCATCCCAATCTTGTTTAAGTCCATCCATTTCTTTTGTAAAATACTTTTCACATTTATGATTAGTTTCATCGGCACATACATCCAAAGTAAAATGATAAATACTGTTAAAATAATCAAACAAATCCTGTGGAGTTGCCCATTCATCTGTTTTACTGCTAAACATAACATCTGTATTCATTAATGAATACCTCCCTAATCTTTATAAGAAGATATTACCAGAAAGTAAAATAGTTGTCAAGTAGAAATGTGATGAACTTTGCATATATATTTTATTACTGTGTCATTCTTATTATAAATCTTAAAGGAGCGTGTTATTATGACAATTGTTAATCTCACCCCTCACGAAATCAACATCAAAACTAGTAACGGCATGATTAGTATTCCACCATCTAATCTGCCTCCTGTAAGATTGGTGGAAAAAACTGAAACAAGAAAAACTATCGAAACATCTGAAGGAGAAATTACTGTTAGTGCCAAATACTTTGGGGAAGTAAAGAATCTTCCTTCTTCAGAAGAAGGCAAAGTGTTTGTTGTATCAGCAATCGCAGGAACTGCAATATGGGAGCTTCTTCCAGAAAGAAGAAAAGATGTATTCATTACTGGAGAAGCAATCAGAGATAGCGCTGGGAAGCACATTGGATGTAACGGCCTTTGCTGCTATCCTAAATAAAACTAGGGGACTATTGATAGTCCCCTAGTTTTATTAACATATTTTTATATGTATATTATATTAGCGCTGTTTCAGTTTTAGGGGCAGCGTATTACGGTAAACTCAAGCCGTAAAGTTGAGTAAGGTGAAAGTCTCTCTTACCTAAAGCAGAGAGTCTAGGTCCAACGTAACACGTAACTCAGGGACCGAAAGCACTAGCTGCAAGTGTGCCTACCAGCATGGGCAAAGCAGCGTTGGAAAGATATTCACAGCACCCTAAGGGCGACTTTCCAAACTATTTAATCTTAGGGGTCCAGACTGAAAGGAGGAAAGGGTGTAGTCTGGATTATTCACCAAGGAGGTGAAAGAATGAACGAAGTGAAGTTTATCGTCATCGCGGTCATCGACCGTGAAGACGAAAGCTTCTACTGGGACGTTCGCACATCCAACCCCGCCGAAGCGGAGCTGGAGGTGCGCGTCGTTCTCGCTCAGAAGCCCAGCAGAAAATTGCAGGGCCGATGGATCGAGGACGAAACCGGTCGCGTCCTTCTGTGGTTCAATCCCAAGAGCCACAGATGGGAGCGCTGGTAGCGTCTCCGTAGAGGCGAAAAGAGACCCTGACTGGAAGGGGTTTCTTTTTGCTTACTCTTGAATTAGTTTTGAACAGTAATCTGTATTGATGGCAAATACTCATTACTCCATTCATCAGTAATCAAAACATTTCCACCATTATTTAGTTTTGCATACATATTCAATATAAATACAGACTTATCTTGGATAAATGTACAAGGTAAATTATCCCGATTATTCAATTGAGCTTTAATAAGATTTGCAATTTGACTTTTAATATCTTCATAAACATTGATGTGGCTTTCTTCAGAATAAACGTTTAAATGAGTATCGTCCAGCACATTTATCATAAGTCTGCAATACATAGTATTTAAATCGATACTAAACTCAGTACAGATTTTTTCTGCAATCCACGGAACCACATCATATAAATTATTTGATTCAACAACATATTCATCACTTTTCCAGCGGCTAATTTCAATACTTTTATACCCACAATACCTAGTAACTGTTGCAGTAATTTTCATAATCTACTCCTCCTATTGTTTAAATATCAGTATCTTCAAGTCTTTCTTCAAACTTACTAACATTTTCATACTTATCCACAGAGATATCTACATTATTAATAACTTTAGGGTTAACTACTTCGTTAGGATAGTTCAGCATTCTGTAAGTAGGATAGTCAATATATACTGGGAATTTAACATTATCCTGGCCCATTCTGTTTTTATCAATAATACAATAGACAGGTTCAATAGTATCTAAAGTGTTCTTAAACTGATCATGTTCATCATAGAAGTCTTTATCAATTTTTTCTTCAGAGAATTCTTCTTGAACACTCAGATCAGTTTCTTCTTTAGACTTAAAGTTAAAGATAGCGAAAAAGTCAACATTTTCTCTTTTTCTAATTGACCCAGCAATATTTCCACCATTCATATTAAATTCAGAACTATTACCTTTACCCTTATTCTTATAAGTATCTCTGTTAAGCTGAGTAACCGTTACAATAGGAATATTAAGGCTAATAGATAGGGATTTAAGTTCATCTACAATATAGCCTAAATCCCTCCATTCTTGATCTGATTTAGAAGCATTTACAGCAGACATTTTATCTGCATAATCTACAAACAGAATATCTACTTTAGTACCAGTACTTCTTTCAATATCGGTAATAATGGTTTGGATATCATAGATATCAATACTTTTAGCAGGTCTATAAGTAATATTAATTCTAGTATTATCTGGATTAAAGACTTCTTTAATCTGATAATCATACTCTTCTTTAGTAAGAACTTTATTATTAAAGTTGTTCTCAATTTCAACAATAGATTGACCTAAAGCACAACATACAAATCTATCACCAGTCTCTTTAGTACTATTTTCAAGAGATACATAAAGTACTGTATGCTTATTAGAATCCTCTTTATATTTTTCATCAAGAAACAACTTAGCTCTATAAGCAAAATTAACTAGTACTAGAGATTTTCCTCCACCTGAAATTCCACCAAACATATAAATTCTTTGATTCTGGAATCCACCCTGAAGGATCTTATCAAACATCTTATAACCAGTACTAATCTTAGTTACTTCATTGTTATTAGTAATAAGGTCTGTAATAGTTACTGTAGACAAATCTAATGAATTAGCGGCATCATAAGTGTAAGACTGAACATCAAGTAAAGCATTTCCTAAAATAGTATGGAGTTTAGTAACAAGTTCATTCCAAGAATTACATTCAAGATATCCATTATTAATAAATTTCTTCAATAGCTCAATTTGCCCCAAAGCATTGAACATACATTTCTTATTAGAAAAACTTGTTTGAATTTCATTAACTACATCAAGAATAAGTTCTTCTTGTTTAGCAATAGATAACGCTTTATTTTTATCTTCAATAGATAGTTCAACATCATTATCAATAAAAGCCTTATACTTCTCTAAAGCAATATCTCCATCAATTACTTTATTATTTAGTGTAAATGATTTAGAGATGTAGGTAAGCATCTTCTGTTGAAGTTTATCCAAAGAAATAAATTCAACATATTGCTGAGATTGCTTATTTTTTACCTTATCAATAAAGGTCTTAAATTCTTTACACAGATATGATGCAGATTTAATTACTAGAGGATCATTCTTTTTACCAAAAACTAATCTGGAATATACCGAAAGAAACTCTTCACCCATAAATTCCTTATCTTTATCCAAAATCTCCCTAAGTTGTACTAACATACTATCCATTTAAACTAACCCTCCTTATATAAAAAAGAAGTGGTACACCTCTCTATATGAGAAGTATACCACTTCGAATGTTTTATGTCAAGCCTTAAAGGTCAACATCCTTAATCACATCACCAACAGGTGCTTCCAGCTTATCCTCAGAAGTATATGATGTGCTAGGATTATCACGCTTAGGGGAATCCAGGAATTTGAAATCATCTGCCATAACCACTGTAATAGTGTTCTTCTTTTCAGGGTTATTTTCATCTTCCCACATTCGAGTTTCAATATGGCCAATAATCATAACATTTCTACCCTTTTTAAGGTATTTAGCCATTCTTTCAGCATTCTTGCCCCAGCACTGAACAAGAGGTGCATCAGTAGCTTCCTTACGTTCAAGCTCTCCACTTTCACCCTTAGTGTAATAGCTTCTATTCACAAAGAGCCTAAAAGAGGTGAAATAACGACCTGATTCATAAACCTTATAAAAAGGATCTGCACCAAGATTTCCACAAAGAATAACCTGATTAAACTGAGCTGCCATTATACATCAATTCCTTTCAATTATTAATTATTGTCTTCAGAAGGAGCTTCTTCAGTTCCATTGTCTTCATCAATTTCAATATCAGCAGCTTCAAGATCATTCCAATCCTGAGCATCAAGATACTGAGAAATATCACTGTCGGGGTCAGTTGGATCATAACCCATATTCACCGCATAAACAATTTCATTATTGATAGTCATCTTCTCTGTAGCTACTGAGAAACCTTCATTAAGTCTGCTAAGAATTCCAGTTCTAAAATCATTCATCATCATACTAATGTCTGAGAAGATTTCTCCAATAAATCTAGCCCTAACTCTATAATACTTAGCAAGAAGTTTTGCTTTAGCTACTTCTTTACCAAACTCTTCATTCCAAGTATCATTAGTTTCTGGATTACACTTTGCTACTGCAAAAAACTTATCTGGAAACTCTTCAAGGAGTTTCTTATCGATAAGGTCAGCAACAAAATTACAATCACCATTCCTATGAACTGCTGTGCAATTATAAACAAAATTAACAAAATCACGATTGCAATTTGTCATAAATGCACACACTACACCTTTGTCCTTATTAATACGATACTCAATCATAGTTTCTGCTCCTTCTTTGTCTGTTATTTTTGCCCTTATTAGGGTCTGCTCGTTTTGACGTATTCTTGTGATAACCCTTATCCTTTTTCTTTTTGGTGTAATCCCAAGAATCCTCATCCAGCTTAAACTTCTTAAGTTCTTTTCCCATACCTAATTGAATCTACTTCGCTCCTTTTTATAAGATTATTTACTACCAACCTATATCATTAGGATCATCAACTTTAATCCCAAAGATATCACAAAAATTAGAAATACGATCATCAACTGCAAATTCTTGCATTTTATTATAATTAATTCTAAACTTAGTTAAATCTAATGTACCATTAGTAGGAATAGTAATACAATCTAACTTACCTTCTTTACCCATTGTACCAGATCGAACTAAATCTGTCAAGCGTCTTTGTGTATCTGAATCAAATTGACCTATATCAATTTCTTCCAAGTCAAATCTATAGCCTCTATCCATTACTCTAAAGGTACTTCCATAAATTGCATTATATACCAACATAGATTTAACTGATCTTGGCAGTCTATCTTGGGCATAGTTTTCTTTATTCCAAGAACTTGGAATAGCACAATAAACTGTACCTGTTTTTAACTGCTCAACATATCTACCTCTATAATCATCAATCTTAGTGGTAAGCTCTTCTTTACTGATTCCTTTCTTAAGGATATGCTCAATAAAATCATTTAACATATCTCTGCTAAATTGAGGATAATCAGATCTTACAACTTCTATACCACTAATACTGATTTTATCCAAAGGCTTTCCTTCTTTGGAAACTAACCAAATAGCATACTTCTTTTTGATTTCCAGAAACAAAGCTCTTCTAATAACAAGTTCCTGTTTAAAATTAAAGTTAAACTTTTTAGCCGAAGATTCTGTAGGAGATGTATTATGCATATTAAGAAGTTCATGAATCATTACATTATTAATATACTGTGCTACAGATTCATTCAATTCAATAACTTTATCTATCTTTTCCTTGTCAGAAATTTCATCATAATCTTTTCCATAAATTGCTTTCAATGCATCGCCATATTTAGTAAAAATTGAATCTGTATTATGAACTAATATGTCATTTGCAAAAAAACAATGATCATCATCTGGCATTTCAATATCATATACATCAATAGGTTCTTCTGGAGTAATCACTTCTATTGATTTAACACTCTCTATCTTCATTTTCCTTCACCACCCATATAATGATTCTATCAGACTCGGCATACTTTGTCAATAATTACACAATATTCTTATTTGTAGGTCCTGTATAGTATGGGCAATACAATACTAATCAGGTATCAATTATACGATATTCTTATTTGTAAGTCCACATGGTAAAACAATTCCACTACTCCAAAAGCTCATAGTTATACGATACCCTTATTTATAAGTAACGTATAGTGAGTATACCAGAACTGAAAGAGCACGTCAAGTTATACGATACTCTTTATTTGTAAGTGTCGTATAGTGCTAAAATACTCATGTTTAAAATGTCTGTTATACGATACCCTTATTTGTAAGTACCGTATAGTAACATCATTAAATTTCATTTTTACATCACTGTTATACGATACCCTTATTTGTAAGTACCGTATAGTATGTGATGGACCATGCAGGAAGAAGATAGCGTTATACGATACCCTTATTTGTAAGTACCGTATAGTGATGATGAGGTAATAGCAGTAATAGTTAGAGTTATACGATACCCTTATTTGTAAGTACCGTATAGTCACCCAAATCAGCATACTCTTTAATATCATGTTATACGATACCCTTATTTGTAAGTACCGTATAGTTCTTTTTTATCGTCTGTTGTATCTTCTTTTGTTATACGATACCCTTATTTGTAAGTACCGTATAGTATCCTATACGCAAACTCTTACAAATACTGAGTTTATTCAATATTCAGTTGTAAAAAACAGCATTTTCCATACGTAAAAACAAATAAAAAGTATCGTATCCGAATAAATCCGGAGGCAGTTAATTTTCATTAACTTTATTTAAATTCACATCGCTGATTCTGATGATCTTATTTAAATGGGTTTGCCAAACTTACCCAAATACATCCCCTGTTTATTTAGGGAATTTAGAATACTTTAGACCTTCAATTACGTCTTTAACTCTCATCCTAACTGGATGAAATGGATGGTATCCAACCCAACTAAAATCTGGAATTGCTTTTCTCATAATACCCATAGCGCCATTTACATCAGCATTCACCAACTTTCCAACCCCAGAAGAAAACAATCCTCTGTGAATTCTTTTACCAAAGTTAGCCTCATCTCTAGTTTCAGGGTCTTCTTTAGTAGCCAAGGGAGCATTTCTAAGATGATCTGTTTTACTAGTATAAGACTCTTCAACAATCTCGAAGCTTATGCCCCTCATTTTACACTTATATTCGAGTTTGTCAAGTAGTTTTTTAAAAGGAAAGTTAACAATAATTTGATTATTTTTATGCCCAGTATTGATCTTCTGCTTCATATCTTTATTCCAACCGCAAATAACTCTACAAATATTATAATGGAGGCAATATCTAACAATATACTTAGTATATGCATCAACGATATAATTTATACGATTAATATGATTCTTTGTCATTGCTTCAATTCTCTTAGTAGTATACTGCTTAGGTCTTTTCTTCCCATTTTCATCAGTAATAACTTCAATCTTATGTTTAAGTTTATCTACCATTAAATGATAAAATCTAATTTTAGATTTCAAAGCATTACCATCAAGGATAACTGGATTAAGTTTATCATCACTAGTAATTATAGTACAAAAATTTCTAATACCCAAATCAATACTAAGATATCGTTTATTATCAAGTTTAGGAACCGATTCATTATACGTATAAATTATTTCAATCTTAAAATATCCTTTTTTAGGAATTATCCTAACTTGGTCAATTCTTTTTCCTTTTACATACTCCGAATTATGTGGCAATTTTTGAAGTGGGATATAAATGCTTTTATTATATCCATCCGTTCCCCTCGGCTTAGGAAACACAAGACTTCTAGTTTTTGAGTTAATTTTAATAGAAGTACCAGAAAAGTATAATGGGCACAGATCTCCTTTTTTATAAAAACCGGGCTTTCTTGGCATTCCTTTATATTTTTCCGGGTGCCTACTCCAATCCCCAAGGGATCTTCCATATGATTTTAAATTTTTAGATAGTAATGTTCTAATTACCTCTGTAGTTGCATCTCTACCTACAAGATTTTTAAGTAGTTCCCAATTACTTTTACCCTCAAGATTTTTAGTATAATACTCACCGTTCTCATCTTGTTCACTGGCATATCTCCTCAAACTCATTACTTTAAAAAAATCATCGACAGGTTTTTCAAAACCAACGTATTCGTCTGGAAACCAAGGAAAAGACTTACCAGTTTCTTTTTTATATTGTTCTCTAACCGGGTCATAAGCTTCTTTAAACTCATAAGCATAGTACAGTGTCTGATTATACAAATTCTTAGCAACAGTACATGCTTCTACAAGCCAATCATATACTTCTTCATTTCCAGGTCTTCTATAAAAGTTAAAACTAGCAGTAAGTTGCATTGCCTTGGTTTCCCCCTCAATTGTCTTTTGTTATAACATAACTATACTATATAAAACATTTATCAAGAGGCTTTATTAAAAACCTTATATCCATTACGAGCTGTCTTATCTTCACATAAGATAATAAATTTAGGATAGCTATTACTATTAAAATAAGTTGCTCTCTTACAGTGCTTACACGATAAGCACTGAATCATCACTGGTGCCTTTTTCCTTATATGGTAGTCCTGAAATTGTGGGCAAAAATTAACGTTTGATGTAACAATCGACCTTGGAAATTCGTTTCTAAAAAATGTCCACTGTCTTGTTAGATCTAATCCATTAAAATTTTTATTTTCTAATATATTCTTAAACTTCTTTTGTTCCATATATTCTATAATGTCAGTCTCTTTTAAAGCATCTAATCCCTCATCAGTTAGATTGTCATAAAACCTATCTACATACCATTTAACTCCGTTTGTAACTCGAAAAGCGTATTCATAAGATCTATCACAAACTAGGTCGCTCTCACCACTTCTATGAATCCAATTGCATGGAATACTGCCGCTTAAGTATGCCTGTTTTAATTCGTCATATGTAGATTCTCTATTTACTTTAGATAAGTCATACTCTACAACATAAAAATTATTAGTATCTATAGATTTAATTAAATCTAGTTTTACATCATCTACTCCATGGGTTACTGTTACTTCAAGATACACGCTACATGGAGAGCTATTAAATCCAAACATTTCCTCATAACTAACATCATAGCATGTCAAATCGGGTCTAATATATTTCCCATTAGCACAATTTAAATTTTTTTCAAGATAACCCTTATTAAATTTATAAAAATTTGATTCTTTAATCCTAATATATGATGTGCCCATACTAAGCGTATTAGGATTTATAATATTACCATTCCAATCAATATCTAATTCAGGCATCCTACATAGGCCTGTTTCCATAATAATCTTTTTCATGCCTAAATGTAAATTAGTCTCTCCATGAACATAAACTGAAGCTGGACATTTACTATTCGGTAAATGTGAAAAATGATGACCAACAATATTACCTTTTTTAGCTACTAAAGGCTCCCCGCATATAGGGCAGATATAATTATGCAACCCAGACACTACTTCAGAAATATTCTTAATGCTACCGTCTATCAAACAATATTCTAACTGAGCCACAGCATATACCCTCTTTTCATTTATAAACTCTAGTTTATAATATATCTAATTATTAAATTTTCTCCTTAGGGCAATCCTTAGTCCTATGCTTTTCAGTGCATTTTCCAAACCAGCACTTAGGACCACAACCAATAATCAACAAAGGAAACTGATTCTGGAAGATAATATAGATCCTATCAGCCAATTCTCTAATACCACTTTGAGCTCTCATACACATTCGCAATTCCATAAAGTGCCTAAGCTCTCTTAGATTCATAGTCATAACCAAAGAAGTCTGAGTAGCATTAGGAAGAATCTCTCTAGCATCTTCTTTAGGAATTCCATCTTCAATATATGCATTATACAAATCAAATGTATCCTTAAGATGCTGTTCAAACAAAGCCTGTGCATGAGGATTATTTTTAATTGATTCTGGGATAGTAAACTCTTCAGGTCGCATCGTAGTATATCTTTGACTTCTCTGAGAATAAGAAGCAATCCTATGACGAACAAGCTGATGGCTAACACTTCTACTAATACCTTCAATAAAAAAGGTAAAATTAGCATGTTCAAGTGGAGATTCATGACCATTTTCCAGAAGCATTTTTACCATCTTGTCTTGATACTCTTTATTTAAACACTTCTCTTTCAATTTGTCAAGAGTCAAATCTGAATAACATGTGGCAGCAGCTAAAGTAATTACAAATTCAGGATCCTCAGTATTACTAATCAAAGTTACATTCATAATCGTCATCATCCCTTCTGATATCATATTTAAAGTCATTACCTAGGTAATCACCATAACTATCATCAAATTCATCAGTTTCTAGCAAAAACTTATCTGATCTAAAATAAACTTCATCTTTAATGCGTTCTTGTTTATCTTCAATAAAAGAGCACAAATATGGGTCATCATCATTAAAATGTCTTACAATTGATTCTAGGATATAATATTGTTTTCTTTGTGAATCATTCATACAATCAATACAAACATCTTCTTCAAAATCTTTTCCAATATCAGATTCATATAATTTAGTAGCCAGTTCAGCAATACTTTCTACAGTTTTCTTATTAAGATCTGTATGTTTTTGAAGTGCATTATCATCAAACTTAGCATATTCATTAAGAACATCTTTTTTAGAAATCATCATTATCACCTCTGCTCATTTGTGAAAAAACATCAGCCATCCCATCATCATAATGACCTTCCAAAAGGTCAATAGCTCTATCAACAGCTTTTTGATCTTTAATATCTCTACTAACTTCAGTTAATACTGCACAAGCTTTTTGAATTATTTCATCATCATATTGATGAGAAGTTATTTCGTGGAAATATTTATTTGATCTACTAACAAATTTAATCAGTGTATTCTCATTAAACTTTTTAGATTTAATTTTAGTAACTGGATCAATAAGGCTTTTATAAACTTTAATAAAAAATTCTTTATCAATAGGGCCTTCTACAATAGGTTCTATAGGTTTATTAAAAGTACCATCTTTCTTTTTCTGCTCAATAATCTGCTCTTCAGTATGATTCTCTAGAATATACTGAATTCTAGCTTCAAGTCTTTTTCTAAGAGTAGGATCTTTAGGAACATTTTCCTGAATAGCTCTAAGAATACAAATCTCTTTAATTTGCTTAGGTAAGTACTTTTTATCTTCAGGCATATTTGGAAGTGTTTCTGGATTCTGAAGATATTCATTTCCTTTAGCAGTCATAGCTCTAATAACTGGTCCTTGGAGTTTAGTAGAGGTTACCTGGGCAATCTGATTAAATTTTCTATAGTGTGACAATACATTACCTTGTGTTACTTGCATTCACATTCCCTGCCTTTTAAAATGATAGACATATTGTCATAAGCAGAATCCAGAATTAATCCCAAATCATGTATATATGCAGCTATACATTCTTCAAAAGCTTTATAGATACTAACTTCTTTTTTACGTTGATCAGATAATTTAAAAAAATTATCCAGTTCAGTTTGATCAAGATTTTTAGGATTCTCAAGAAATCTATTAGCATAATCCACAATATCTTGTATCAATTCTTTTGGGAGATGATCTCTAGTAGTTATAGAAGATTCATTATCTGAATCATAATTACAATATACCCATTCATCAATAACGTCATCTCTGGTTATCAATATAAGTATCTCCTTCTAATATCCTCATTTACCCAATTCTTTCTAAACCAAGTATCATCATCTAAATGAACCTTATCATATTCACACAGCTTATTCCAAATAGATTGGATAATCAACAGCTCTTTCTCAGTCTTACATGGCATAAAATCAAATAGTAATTGTGTCATCGTTCTGTAAGGGGTCGTTCTGTATAAAAGTTAGAAGTATTTTCTGATTTAATAACTCTAACTGCATCATCATAAGTTTTATCTTTAAAGTATTTCTTATATTTTTCCATTTTCTGTTCAAGTTCACCAGGTCTAAGTCTAACTTCTTTTTGATTAACAAATACCTTAGGCTTAAGAGTAGCTCTATCAACTACAATAATATATGATGGAATTTTATCGCTAGGAAGTTTCTGAATAGCTTCTTTCAAAGCTTCATAATGTGCTTTTACTCCAAATTCAGAATATGGTTTATAGATATCCTCAGCAATTCTGCTGTCCATTCCAAAATACATAACATCAAAATGACCTGCACCAGTAACTACTTTTGTTTCAGACATTTAATCATTGCTCCTTTCAATTTTATATAAGGAGTATATCAGAAAATCAAAGCCATGTCAATATAAAAAATCTCTGAGATCAAGAGACCTCAGAGATTTGTTTATTTTCATTAGCATCTTCTTTTTTAGTGGTTGCTTTTTTTCTTTTAGCCTTTGTTACAGGAGCTGCTAATGGTTCTGGTGCTGATTTCATTTTCATTGCTAATTCTTCCATAGTAGGTAATGGCTTTTTAGGCATCTTAGGCTTCTTAGGAGCTTGTCTATCTAAGGCAGCCATTTCAGCTTCCAATTGTTTAACTTGTTCGTCAATACCTACTACCTCAGGAAACATTTCTTCACTAGATTTAGTTCTAGAGATTCCCTTTGGAAGTTTTTCTTCTTCTTTTTTAATAGCATCTTTTTGAGATGTCCAGGTAGGATCGAAAGGATTACTATTCTTAGAAGTAATAGCTCTGACACCAGAAGTAAGTTTTTCTACTGGCTTAGGTGACTCCTCCTCAATACTAAATGATGAGAAATCTTCTACTGGTTCATCCTTAACACTAAGTGTATTAAAATCTAATGGAGATGTAGTAGTAGCTTCAGCTAAAAACTGTTTAAACCTTTTATTCATCAGATCAACTTTTTTAGCCAATTTCATCTGATTAGTAGCTATTACTTTCATAAGCTCCATTATATTTTTTGACACTGAGTTCATCAAAATCACTCAGCTTTCTTTTTCTTAGGAGGTCTACCTCTTTTTCTCTTAACTGGAGCAGGAGGAGTAACCTCTTCCTTAACTTCTTCAACAACAGGTTTTTCAACAGGTTTTTCAACAGGCTTTTCAGCAGGTTGTTCTTTGACCTCTTCAGTCTTAGTCTGCTTACTAGCAGCCTCTGCTTCAAAATCCTCTTTTGTTTTAATTGGAAACTTGTAAATATGTCCTTTATCATTAGTTCCAATCAAAACACTATCATTACTAAGCGGAGCTTCAGCCAAACCCATTCTTCTGCAAATTTCCAAAGCTTCAGCTCTGGTATATTTTTTCAAATTAGCCAATTAGATCTTCCTTTCTATTATAGTTTATTTTTATAAAGTCCAACTCTTTAAAGTATTGGCAAACCAAACTTCACCATTTGGAGTAAACATGTCCACGATATCAACACTATTATTACCAGAAGTACCTGGCTCAATACCATTCATCCAAACAACTGAATCAGGCCAAGTAATCCCTTTAGAAGGATTCTTAATAATCACTTTGATATGCCTTGCTAAAGTACTTCTGTTATTAGTAATTGATGCATCTGTAGGCACATCCAAAATAGATATTGTAACCGAACCAGCTAATACTAAATAAAACATATCATAATTGTTAGTATTCAACTGGATAGAACCCATAGCGTTCTCATCTATAGAACACATTCTAAAGCCAGCAAGTCTATTAATATCTGCTAAGGTAGTAGGTCTGGCATCATTACTAACAGTTAAATTAGCCAATTCATGTGTATGATTTCTAAACTGACTAGCAGACACTTTCTCATTAAGTTCCTGAGTAATCTTTGTCTCCAATTGATTATGGTATCTCTGTAGGTTTTCAAAAGTTACTAAATTATCACTCATAATAATCATTCTCCTTTCCTTATAAGGTGATTAGTTGGTCTGTTACAACTAATTCTGTTGGTTTAATTATAGTTTTAACATTATTTCTCATTACTACCAAACTATGATCTTCAGTTACAGTGACTGTTTTTCCAGATTCAGTAGTAATCTTATACAGTTTCTTATTAGTTTTATGCTTCATCAGATACCTTGGGAAATAAAGTCTGTCATCATATCCAAGTACGCATTTATTAGGATTCTGAATATAATTTTTTCCGAGATAATGCCACACTTTATTATCCGAAGCACACATATCCCAAAGTTCTTTAATAGTTATATTACCTTTACCAGTTCTGATTAAAGAATCTCCAGTAACTGAATCTCCATAAATTACATTTGGTAGAGCTTGTTCTGATTGGTAATCCCAATCAAAAGGAATATCTACATGGTCAAATTTATTAGATTTATTTTGAATCATTTGATTAATGCAATTATTAGCAACTACTGCGGCGATTTTAGCAATTTCTCTACCAGTAGAAGTAATACTTCTGGCAACCTCATAATCATACAATCTGAATCTAATATTGGACTGACCACCATAAAGAGAATTAGTAATGATCTTAACTGTTTTCTGCATAGTATCATATCTGTCAACTAGCATTTGGTCTTTACCAATATTATCCTTCATAAGATCTTTATACTCTTTTCTCTTTTTAATGAGCATATCTACAATATCATAAAGAACTGACTGCTTATCTTCATGCTTCTTAAAGATAGTGCCAATCTGGGTAATAATATACCCATTCTTAAGCATTCTTTCATGAAAACTTTTAGCAGACAATTTATACAATCTCTCAATACCTTGAACTTTCAAATACAAACTTACATCTGTATTGGAATTAACAAATTCTTCTTTATTAAAGATATATTGTCTAGCAGTATCTGTATCAACTTTTCCTACATAGGTATCTGCACTAATGTTATATCTTGCCATAATGTATGGATAAAGAGAAGTAAGATCCAAATCACCCAACCAATCATGTACACCGCTAATTGGTTCTCTAACATAAGCACCCGCAAACTTTTTCTTCTCAATTCCAGCTTTAACAATTTTGGCTACTTTATCTCTATCCATAAGATACTCATAAAGAATCCCATCACAAATATGTAGAGTAGTATAAATACTATCCCATGAGATATTAGCCAACTGGACTATACTAAAATTAAGGTCAATATACTTCAACTTTTCATCCAATTTTCTTACAAGATGAACGTCGTTAATATTGTATGCAATAAACCTTTCAGGTTCTTCCCTAAAGATTTTATCCATGCCATCTTCAGTATCAAGTTTAGTAATACCCAACTCAATTTTAGAAATAGTTCCAAGCTTATAATTCTCTTTTTTACCAAGAGTTCTTTCCTTATAGCATCTTTGATAATCAAGTGCTACAGAATAACCAATATGAGGAATACAATAAGTAACTTCCTCTTCATGTTTATTCATAACTGTTTTATATTCAATTTCAAAAGTTTTATTATGAGCCAGTTTAGGATGTTCAATTCCTAAAAATTCTGCTCTATACTTAATATAAGGTAAATCAAATTCATCACTATTCCACCCAGATACTAGATCTGGATCAAATTCTTTCAATAAACTGAAGAACTTAAGGAACATATCACTTTCTTTATCAAAGATTTCTACATTGAAAATACACTCATCTTTGTAATCAAGATATTCCTTAATTTGTTCAGTATTAATTTTAGCTTTGTTTAAATTATAGACCAAAGTATAATATTTGTCAGTATAATTATCATACAAAGTAATCAAGTTAACGGGAATAACTCTAGCTGACTTCTTAATATCAGCAAAGTCAATAATACCATATCCTTCTTGATACAACTCAATATCAACATAATTTACTCTAAGTTTATAATGACCAAGATTATCTTTGTTTTCTTTTTTCCAAAGATAATTCTTATGAATAGCCAAATTAAAATCTACATTATAAATAGCTTTATAAGAAGATTCTGACTGAATTTGTTCAATAATGTATTTTCTTTTACCATAATGTACCAGTTCACCTTTTAATCCTGCAATATCATGAACATCTAAATAATCATCTTTACCGGTATACATCATAACCATATCATCAGTCTGAGTAATATATCTTTTATCACCAACTCTAATAACATATGCAAATTCCTTATTCACATAGTCTGAATAGAAGTTAAACAGCATAGGCTTAGAATACCCATCAGTTGGCTTAGAATCTTCTTTCTCTTTAGAGCTATACAATTTATATTTACTCTTTTTATTAATAACTACATCAGTTTCTTTCTTTTTAGGTTTTTCTTCAATTTTGGGAAACACGGGTTTAACAGGAATATAATTAAACTTATAAATAGTGTTATACTTCTTATGTACTTTAGCAATATCTTCAATAGAATACTTATACGCATAAGGATTATTGAAAAGCTGATTCAATACAATAGATGTTTCAAAATCTTCTTCAGCTAAACTTAAAATAGAGGAAATCTTAAGAGACTTACATTCCTCTGGAAATGGCACATTTCCTTCAGTAGCTAACCATCTTATATATGTAGTTAGTGGTGAAGCCATCTTAGATTTCCTCCCTTGGATTATTTATTACAAAACTTAATCAATTTATCTACATCATCAATACAGTTCAATTGAACTTGCATACACCCATCAATACTATGGTCATTAATTTCACCATAATACTTTTGTCGTATCTTTCTCATATCAACTGTTTTTTGATAAGAAGAATTCACAATATCGATAAGCATAACTTTCTTATTAGGTTCTTTATTGTAAACTCTTGCAACTCTGCCAATAGCCTGAATAAGACCATTCTTAGCAGTCAATGGAGTAGCAAAAATTAAAGTATTAAGTCTTGGAACATCCATACCTACTTTGAACATTCCTAAAGTAGCTAGGATACATCTTTTATCATAATCTTTATTTTTAACTGTACCATGGACTATGCTAATCTCTTCAGGATATTTGGAGAATTGTGCAATGCTATACAATATATTGATTTGGCTTGAAAGAACTAATGGTTCTCTTCCCTGCTCTAAGCATTTATCTACTATAACCGCAATAGACCGCAAGTACTCTTCTTTTTTAGATAGAAACTTAGCATATTTAGCACTCCAAGCGGAAGCACTACCATACTCTAAATATCTACCATATCCACCCATCTTAATTGGGATATCTAAAAGACCTGCATAAATTGGAAGTACAAACCATTGCCCATCATCATAAATAGTTTTGCCCATATTCCAAATAAGGATTGGCGCTAAGCTATCCCTTCTAATTAGTGTTGCACTCAGACCATACATTCTTTTACTGAATACTGTTTTAGTAGATTCACTAAATTCAGCAGAGGATGCAGTGATATGACATTCATCATAAAAGGTGACTCCAAAGTTTCCGTCATACATCATGTTGAAGAAGTCTTGGTCATCTCTTTTAACTCTAGACAATAATGTTTGAACTGTAGTAAGATAAATAGGTTTATCAATTACTTTTGTCTTAGAATTGAGATACCCGATATCTTCTTCTTTAAGATCAGTGTATCTCAATATGGAGTTTTTCCACTGATCCATGAGGCCGTCTTCTGTAGATACATGAACTACAATAAGAGTACGCTTCTTAATCTTAGTAATACTATTCACAGCCACATAAGTTTTTCCAAATCCGACTCTGGCAGAAACTAATCCATGAACATTTTCTACTATAGCATTAATCGCATTCTCTTGTTGCTCATTCAAAGGTTTAAACTCAGGCTTAAGATTAATTTCAATATCCTCACCATCAGTACTGAGGTCTTCAACATCTTTGACTTGCTTGAAGTAACGTGGAATCCGATAATATTTTTTACCGGATACTTCAATCTCATCAAAACACTTGATGTCTCCTTCATCAGTAGCTATAGTGAGTGTATTTTTATCAAACTCAGTCAAGTCTTCTACATACATACGACCTTTAATAAATGCCATACCACTGCCCCTCCTATCAGATCTGATATAAAGAGTATAGCAGACTAAAAAGAATTTGTCAATATATTCTCATAGAATATAATAATCGTCTTTTTGAATCTCTGGGACTGTTCCATACTTCTTTAAATAGAACTCATAGGTATCCTTAGACAACCTAGTCTCAAACCCATAGAATGTTGGGGTTCTAAAAAACTTTATTCCCTTTAAAGCAGTTGCACTATCTTCCAAATATTCAGTACCAAAGGCATCATATACTTTATTTTTACTTAAAGATAACTCTTCTACTCTTTGACCTAATTCATTTACATAATTTACTAATTCAGTTAAGTCTAATTCTTGTACTTCTTGAGTAGTATCATCCATAATAGCTAAAACCAAGATAAATCAGGATACATACAAGAATAATCCCAATAGTCCACATAGTAATACTATAGATATAATCACTCAGTTTAAAATCACCGTATTCATCTTCTGAGCTACTATCAAAGGCTTCAGCATTATCCAAAATAACAGTCTTAACATAATCATATCTTTGATCTCTTAATCTGGATTCTGCATAATCCTCCTGAATATCATTAGGATCACCATAATACTTAGACAATTTCTTCATAATAAACTGCCTAAACTTTTTACTATAGATAGTGTTCTTTACACCAATTACAAGATCTTTATAAAGATGCTCCATATCTTCTTTAGTAAAAGTATCTTTAATCTTAGCAATTTTACTCATAAGTGCTGTAGTAGATCTTTCTACACCAGTATAATCTTTCATTTCATTAGAAATCTCTTTCCAAGATTTCTCATCTTTAATAATATAATAGAACTTAAGTAGAGTTACTTCTTCTTCAGTCCACAGCTGGTTCTGATTCTTTTCCATACGCATTCAACTCCTCCAAAAGATTTTGGTAAATCAATAATGCCGAAAAAGTAGATAATTTATCTTCTTCGCTTTCATAATCATAACTACTATCAAAGTTATTAATAGTGTTATTCCATCTAATTTTTAAATCATTATCCCAAAATCTTTCATAAAGTTCTTTCCCAAGTTCTTTAGCAATTAATAATACAAAGAACTTTTTCAGATTATTAAACTCAAGATTGTTTTCTTTAAGATATCTAGTAAAGTACGGATTGACATTTAAAGTATTTCCAACAAGTTTAATTTGGGTATTCTTCATTGGCTTAATAAATACTTTGATATAACTTAAATCCCAACCATACTCTTTTTTAGCGACTTTAACTACACTATTAAAAGAGCTATAGATTAATCCAGAAGACTTATAATTGATCATTAGATAACCATCTCGAATCTACTTTAACTTTATCAGTAGAAGGATCATAAGTTACATCTAAGATAAATCCACCTACTGCAGGTACATACGCTCTTCTAATAGTGTATTCATTTGGTTTAACAAAACAACCTGGAGCTACAGCATATTGAACATCACCATAATCATGAAGTTCCATTGCCTGATGAAGATGACCCATAATAAAGATATGACACTTATTATAAGTAGTATCAATTAAACCTTTAAGTTTAGTCATAGGTTCTCCAGAATAATTAGAACCATCACAGTGAACTACTCTAATAATAACACCGTGCTTATTAAAATCTGTATAGTAATCTCCACTATACTTAATATCAAACCTAACTTTAGCCAATTCAATGATAGGATGAATATTATGTTTTTTCATAATATTAACATCATGATTACCAGCTACTATATAAGTAGAGATACCTTCATATTTAGGGTAATTCTTTACAATCCAATTGAACTGCTCCCTATATCCAACTAGATTCTGATCTTTTTCTTGATATGAATATGTAGTACTTCCATCAAAAAGATCTCCAGCATGAATTATTCTGGTAACACCTTCATCCCTACACTTCTTATAAAATCCTTTTAAAGCATCAGCATCAAACCATTTACTACCAATATGTGTATCCGAAATAATACCTAACTTAAAATGAACAATTTCTGTAGTAGAATTACTTACAGGTTCTTTATCAAGAGTAGTTTCGGGGACTGCCTCTTCAATCCAATCTTTAAGCTTAGATTGATCAGGTATATTTTCTGTAGTAGGAGTATTATCTTGTTCATTCTCGTCATGCTCCTTATCATATAAAGAGATGTACTCATCAGATACTCCTAATTTTTTCTTAATCCTTTTAATAGACTTCTTAATAGATTTCTTTCTATTTTTACTGGTCTCCGGATTATTCAATTCATATCTAAGTTCATTCAACCTATTAAATAGAATATCCTCAGATTCAGCTTTTTCTTTCTTCTCTTTTTTAGTCTTAGGAACAGGGTCAATAACTTCAATAATCTTAGGCTCAGTTGTAGTCTTATCAAGGATATTCATTTGCTCTTCAAAAAATTCTTTAGCATGAATAACCTTTACTGGTGTAGATTCAGTATTACCTTCAACCAAATCTAAAACAGCTCTTACTGAAAAACAAGAAGTCTTTTGATCATAGAAAGAGATATGATGTTTAAATTCAATGGCTTTAACAATTTTTTCAGCAATATCTACTGGAACATTAAATAAAATAGCTATATCATTGATACTAACAACAGACCTTGGAGTACTCTTAAGATATTCCATAAATCTACTGTCAATATCTGTATGTGTTACTGAATTCATTTTATGCCTGATAGAATCAGGGCTTCTACTTGGAAAATTTGGATAACTAATTGACCAAATAGAACTAATATACTTAGGGGTTAGTGCATCCTCTTTTGATACCAGATCATTAAAAGATGCTAATACAGAAATTACTTCTACTTCCCATTCAGACCATTTTGTCATTAATTATCAAACCCTTCCAAATTATTTCATAAAGTAATTAATATAAATACCAATAGATATATAGCCAAGAATTACACAACTCATTACTAATGTACCAATTTTCCACAAAGTAAGACTATCTTCCAAATGTCTAATCTGATGATGAAGCTTTGCAATGGTATCTTCCAGATGATCAGTTTTTCTCTTAATCTCAACTGGTGGCTCGATATCTTTATCCTTACCATCATTCATAACCTTTCTAATAGTTTCTGCCATCCAACGAAGTTCTTTTTCTTCTTCAGGAGTAGTAACTGTAATAGGAATTTTTTCACCCAAATGATTCATAGCAGTATCTTCAGCATCATCATTCTTTTTCCTAAAATTCTTACCCTCCACTTCATCCCAAATCCATGATTTCTTATCCTTAATTTTATCATCAAGTCTTTTAAGCTCAATAGGGCCAGTCGAAGTCGAATCTGGGTTTGCTTTAATATCCAAATGAACCTTTGTAACTGGGGGATGATTATTATCAACAATAAACCCATTAGTTACAGTAGCTGTAACTAAGCTATCATCATAAACTTCTTTATAATTATATTGTTCAATACTAGACATAAAAATCCTCCTTAGATATTTAATCTATAGGAGGATTCTAGCACATCTGTAAGTTCTTGTCAATACTGTTTATGCAGATCTTTATATAATCTTTATAATATCTGTGGTTGTACCACTAAATATAAAATACATAATATCTGTTCCTTCAATGTATGTTACCCCATAGCCAATTTCAACATCTCTATACCCCAGGCTATTATGCATAGCTCTCAATCTTCTTAAATCTTTAATATATACATCATATGCTTCATGAAATGTTTGATAAAATACTGGACATACCGATTCAAAATACAATTTGTCTTTGCCTGATGCAGTAAACTTAATTATATTCATTTTATACTCCTTTTATTTAGAAAATGTATTACATCAACGCTCCAACTATATCCATCACGAGTCAACTCTAAAATACATCCTTTCATAGAATCATCCTCAATAGTTAAAACGCAACTAGGATATTCCTCAAAGGAGTTAACGTATTCAATAGCCTCATAAAGAACCTTCAGACTATCACCTTGCGCATAATACTTATCTGAATTTACTACACCTTTAATTGTAATCATTTCAATCCTAAGCTCCTACAAATCATATTAGCAAAATACTCACAACAAGTTTCCTCATTAATAACACTACCTGCACTTCCATTAAGACTATCTAAATAAAGACTATGAAAAGATTTATCATTATTAGCCTTATTATAGATATTTGCCTTGTCTTTCTCTTTCCAATGATTCTTATACAATTCTTTGGCTACCTGATATCCAATAATAAAGGTAAACCATTTCTCTGGAGGCATATCTAAACCAAAGTAATTAAGTACTTCAGTATAATTAGGATTAATATATATTATACCATTTTCCCCCCAAGAAGATGCCCATATCTGGTCCTTTTTCTGAACTGGTTTTCCATTAGTATAATGTGCATTAGAATCTACTACAGGTTTCATATAAGATACATTATACCCAAACTTATTAACTGCATTTATAACATTATTAAAACAATCATTAACTAAAGTATATACATCCTTCATAATATATCCCTCCAAATATTTAAATTATATCGATCTTTATAGATGTTAAAAAATTTAATGTCAATTGATAATTATCATACCTATAGACATAATCTGGCCACGGTGAAGGATAAATTTTAGATATCTTCCGTAATATAATTGATTCATAAAATTTATATTCAAAATTGTTTTGAGCTAAATGCATAGTTGCTAATTGATATGACTCGAATAAGCTGCATATAACCAAATTCACGAAAATTTGACTCCTTTTAAACAAAATTAATCTCTAATCTACTAACTAAATCAGTAGGCAATTCAAAAACATTAATCATACCGTTTTTTATATGCTGATTTAAAATCTCTTCGGTAGTATAGCCTTTACTAAAACCTATAGATTCATAACCAAACTCATTCGATACTTTTTTATACAGTTTTTTTAATTTTAAAGGATAGGTGCTTTTTCCGGAATCATATACTTCTAAACCCGAGTCATATCTTGTAAAGGTATCCCACATGTTTATACCACCTTTATAAAGTCTTTTCTTACATCTTTCTTAATGACATAATCTCTTTCAATAGTCCAGCATTTTCTTTTTTTAAAATACTTATAGCATTTAAATCCTCTAATCATAATACCTATGTCTTTAGTAATGAGACCTTCTCTATGATACAAGTTTCTCCAATCAGTTATCTTCAAATTATAATCGTTATATAATTCATAAACTGAATCAAAATTACTTATAAAGTTCTTAATGCCAAGAAATATAATACTTGTATCATACCTATTATGCCAATGAATACTACCAGGTTCTTCAGTAACATCATATAAACTAACTTTAATAACAGTGTAATTATCAATCATATTAATTCATCAACCCTTCTTATCATATAACAGCTATAATTTCATCATTAGTTTGTTTTACAGCTGTAATAAATAAAATCATAGATGTTGTTTTCATTGTGCTATACATCAATGTAATACTAAATGACTTATTAATAGAGTCCTCATATAGAAGCTGTTTAAATACATCTGAAATTACTGTATTATAAAACATATCATTCTTAAACATCCCATTATCTACTGCATTACAAATAGATTTTAGATTTTTCAATTTAGTCCTAATATATCTAGTCTTATAAATAGCATTTCTATTACTAAACTCAGATATTGTTATGTTAATAGAATACATTACTATATAACCTCTATCATTATATTTGGAACATCTCCTACAATCATATACTCCCACAGTCCTAGCATTATTTTATTATTAAGGCTAATCCAATAATGCTTACTCTCAACTCTATCATCTGGAATCCAGGTATATGACTTATATATCACAGTTTCATTGTATTTAACCTGCCATTCATTAATAAGCATATCAAATCACCTTGATATAATCCTTAGACTCTTTAAAATCAATTTTTTCAGCATATACTTTTAACTGCCATTTAGGACTTGTATTACTAACCACCTTGCTAAGTTCAATATAACTCTTTCCACGAGTCTGGTAAGCTAATGGAAAATTCTTATATATCATCATATATGGATATGTTATAGTTTCTACTGAAGAATTCTTAGTTCTTTTAAAAAATAAAGCATTATTATAATACGGACTAATTTTTTCATAATATAAACATGTAGAAATCAAATAATACCTTTTCATATCAAATCACCTTAATATAAAATTTAGACCCTGATAAATCTATTTTTGCAGAATATAAAATCAGCTCTAATTTTGGAATAGCATTATTAATAATCATACAATAACTATCATACATAGTACCATGATTTTGATAAGATGATGGATAACAGCTATAAATAGTCAAATATGGATGAGTTATATCGCCTAATGAAGAACCTCTAGTCCTTTTAAAAAAGAACTCACTGTTATAATAACTTATATTATTATCATCTTCATATACAGTTAATACCACATTATAATACCTTTTCATATACCAATCACCACCCATACAAATATTACCATAAAAAAATAAGAGAGTCAAGAGGGATTTTGCTCCACTCCTTAGACTCTCTGTTTATACTAAAATATTTACTTTAAATTCTAATGGTCGGGTATGGAGGATTTGAACCTCCGACCCTCTGCTCCCAAAGCAGATACGCTAACCAGACTGCGCTAATACCCGTTTAGTTACTCTTTAAAATACAAATCCCCAGTTTTATCTCCATCAATCTTATGCAGAAATACCCAATCTAAAAACTCACAAGCAGTAGATCTTTCTTCTTCAGAACAATCACTACCATTAATATACTCATCAAACCATTTATAAAACAGTTTCTTTCTATTGAAAGTTGCATTAATACAACTACTAAGCATATCCAAGTCAATATCTTTAAGATCTGTTTTACCGGCGTTTTTCATTACAGCTTCAATAGTTTCCCTGATAGCCTTAACATTTTCTGGCTGATAATAACGTTCGGCATTATTAGTCACATTTTCACATTTATTTATAGTCATATTCATATTTGTTATCCCACTTTCTTTATATTGGTAATAATGATTGGGATACTTAAAGACCAAAACTCTAGCTTTATAGGGAGAGGTTTGATCTCTATCCCAATAAACTAGTTCCATTTCTAAAAGCTTTCTAGCTTCAAATGGAGTAATCTTGACACTATCTTTTTTAAACTCTGAATCAAATAACTTAATTGTTTTCTCCATACTCATTATGGGTAGTCTCCTTTATATAAGGGTGATTGTCTCTGCTTTTTTAATCAAGAAAAAACAGGTCAAAAAGAAAAGGTTTGAGGGGAATTTCACCCCTCTGAGAGGTATTAAATTTTAAACTAAAAAGCCATAGGAATATACGCAGCTTTATAAGTCTGTTGCTTAGTTGATCAGTATCTAAGCTATCTGGAAGATGCGAAGACCTATGGTTAATTCTTTAAAAGGCTATAGGAATATCAGTACTCAAATGATCAGTTTAAGTAGTCTATCTGATAGACCTATAGTCAATGCTTATCTATTATTAGGGCCACTCACCAAGAGGCTGTCCAAGAAGACCCTGCTGAGGAACCCCTTCAAGAATCTCCTTGAATTCAATCTTATCGTAATTGGAATACACACTGATAAGAACAACCCTGTTAGGATTACCCTTAGTCATAGCCTCAGGAGAAAGCACCATCTCTGTTTCACCAGCAAAGACGTACTTCACACCATTGACAACCTGTGTACCAATAAGTGCAAAAACTGAAACATTACTACCAACAAATCCAGCAAGATTATCCTCAAGAACCTTCATGGCCTCTTCAGGAATATCAGTAGTAGGATTAATCTGAACCCCACCCATCTTACCAGAGTCAGACAGGACATTGGTAATCTCCACAATACTGAACTTATCATCCTTCTCATTAAGAACAATAAGAACCACATTATGAACATCATTTCCAGTAATCATGGTCTGTGTAGCAAGAATAGCATGATTAACTCCAGAAACAACCTTACTACCAAGGTATGCAATCACATTATACTCAGCACCAACCATATTACCAAAAATCTCTGTAAATGCGGAAGCAACCTTCTGAGGAAGCTTACCGGGAACAACATGAATCTCATAACTACCCAACATAAATATCATATCCTTTCTTATTTATTTTTATCAAAAATAAAAGCTTTTATCAACATTACAATTATAAAAATTATAACTACGTATTGTATATATGGCAATAACTTTATTGAACTATCAAATACTCCTGATAACCAGGAAAAGAATACATCAAACATACAATGTATGCACTACCAAGTTATGTTTAGTAGTATCTACTTTCTGTGGATAAGGATCTTCATTATTCTTAAATCTCTGATACTGAAGATCTTTATACTCCTTCTTCTTCACCATTGTTCTAGTACCTGTACTGTCTTCTGTAAAATACCATTCAGTCATGTTATACATCAATCCTTTCTTAAGGCATATCAACTTCGTCTACATAAAGAACAATTTCCTCATTACCATAGCTATCACCAGTTGCTGAAATACTTGATTCATCATAAAGTTGCTGAACTGAATCAAAATAGCTCTCAGAAACCTCAACTCTATGCCCTTCATCAGTTTTAAGATAGTATTTAGCAGACATATTAACTACACCCTTTCTTTTCTTTTATGTTACTGTAAATGTTTTTGAAATATCGTATTGTTCGTTCTGCCACCACGCATCCATTCCTACTCGAAAGTCTATACGGACTGTATGTTCACCAACATCACTTACAGAGGCAGGGTCTGGAGCTGTCCAACTTCCAGAAGCAGTTAAACTATTATAAGTCTGAGAATATACCCGATTTTCATCATAGTATAAAGTTATAGAATTAAGTTGATATCTAGTTTGTTGAACTGTATACGGAACAAAATCCCATTCAACATATGCACTTTCACCAACCGATATATTATTAACCCTTAACACCATACCCTTGTATCTGCCTTCACCTTCTCTATACGAAATATCAACGGTCCTTACGTTATCATTGTTGTCTTCTCTAACATAGGTGTTAAACAAATCTATTATACGATTATAACAGCTATCTGCCGGTCTACTTGATAAATAAATACTATAAAATGAATCTTCACCATAATCATAATAGGTTAAAGTTTCTCCGTCATAATTAAATGTTTGATCGATATATGGAAAATAAATAGAAAAAGAGCCTAAATGGGCTATGTCAGGATCAGAGCAATATGCTCTTAGTTCAAACCATCCCATATCGGGAGGAGTATTATAATAAGGATCGTCTCCATTGCCATATGTACCGTAAGCTGACGCAGCTGGTTTACCAATTAAACGATCATTTATAACTAAAACAATTTTAAATTTTTCAGATTTATTTTTAATAACAAACCCAACACTAATAGTCGAATCATAAGTTTGTGCTTCCGCAAAGGTCATTCTGTATATCTTATACTCATCTTTCCCCCCATTCAACAAAAGAGGTTTTGTAAACATTGATAAACACTCCTTTTATAAGTTTTATATTTGTAAGAACTAGGTAAACTAGTTTAAAAGTCAAAGGTATGGTGGACTCGCTGGGGTATGATCCCAGAACCTGGCGATTATAAGTCGCCTACTCTACCAATTGAGCTACAAGTCCATGTAATAATGGTGCCCAGGGGGGGACTCGAACCCCCACGCCAGAGATGGCAAGGGATTTTAAGTCCCTTGTGTCTACCTATTCCACCACCTGGGCATTTAACTATTTTTATATTTTATGGAGCCCCTAGGAAAAGAGTTGAACTTCCATCACTTCTTTACAAGAGAAGTATAATAGCCGTTATACTATAGGGGCAAATAAATCTTATTTGTAGTCTACATCACTCAAAAGATTTAGGAAAGTTCTATACTATATTTTACTTCTGATTAACAGAGAGTGCTCCATCCTTAGCTATAGTATAGATAGATGGTTAAAAGGTGTAGATCTTTCAATAACTACTTACTGAAGACCTTTATCCAGGAAAATTATATCAGCAGTATAGTTATTTGTCAAGTACAAAACTGACTCACTTATTTATATGATCTACATGACCCTAAGAATAGGTCATTTGTGTAGTACTTTCGATGACTTTAATGGGCGTAATATATGTACTACAATCCTTTTCCCCTTTCAATCAAAGGATGACAGTTTCTTACCACTTGCAGTAACCTGACAACTCTCCGGAATCCTCCACTCAACACTGCTCTAGCTTCTACTAAAGGTGGCTCAACATTAAGTTTCATAGGATAACTACTACCTCAAGTGTAGTAGGTTCTAACAGTTTTTATAAAGTCTATCCCTTAGCCAAGGTAATTTTTATTGAGGGTTACATTCCCTAATAGACTTCTATCCTACTTATGCCAAATGAAGACATTACAATCTTCTAAGTAGATCAGCCTTTATTTACTGTTATTTCCCAAGCACTGATTTGGGTGAAAGGATTTTAATTGTAACTCATTTTAGGTTACAATTTAATTTTTAATGGCTCCTCCTGGTGGTTACGCTCCACCGTATACGGTTTAACAGACCGCCACTCTACTATTGAGTTAAGGAGGAATTAGAACTGGCTCTGGAGCCCCGATTCGAACGAGGATGAGAAAGGAGGTCCCTTTACTTACTGATCCAAAGTCAGCTGTTTTTCCAATTAAACTACTCCAGAGTTAAATTATCAAGGGTTCACTTAAGACTCGCACTTAAGATCTTCAGCTTTCACATTTTCCTAATTATGCTCTAGAAGCATACATAGAAAACACTACTCAGTGAGATTTTGCTATTTAAACTATGAACCATGTCCAACAAAGATATTAAAGCATACTGACAAGAATTTGTCAAGAGGTGATTTTAAAAATTTTATGGCAGGTCCACTACCGCTTGCAGATAGTTCTGAAGTTTTGGAGACTCCTGTTTTACTACATAAACTATGGACCCATCAATATTTGTTCAAAAAATTTTAGGTGTGGAGAGAAGTAATGAGGTACTCCTCCCCACTTCAAAGGAGAACGATCATGAGCGGAAAAATATATAGATACTTGATAGCTGTGAGGTATGTTCAGACTCAGACTCTGTTTAAATAGTACAGACCTTTATTCACAGATTTACATAATAATTACCAGCTACTTACTATTAGCGAACGAGTTTACGTTATATTAAAGCTAATGTGATTTCACTAAGTAAATCTTAAGTGAGGTTCGACCAAGCCTCTTCATAGGGTCTAACTACTAAATCAACAATACTAACTACTCCCTACTCAGTAAAGTCTTACTCAATCCAAGATAAAATAGTCATCAATCAAAGACTATTATTTGAAATTAGATGTAAGGCTTTCTAGTCTCAGGAAAATTGAGAGAAAAGCATTGTTATTATATCGTCACATTTCAGGTGTGAAAATATAATTAGATAACTTTGCGGTCATCTAAATATTAGGAGAGTATCTTTCTTATTTTTACATGAATAAGATACTCAGAAAATCATGAAACAGAGTATTTAGAACTTTCACCAAGTATCAAATCTTTAAGTACTAAAACTTAGTACTCAATTTCAATAGTGGTAGTTGCGTTAGAAACCTGAAGTGCTGAATCAACATTGAGTTCAAACTGATCAATCTCAATACTAAGAGCGTTAATCTTCTTATTAATATCAATAGGATCAATAAGAACTGGCTGATTCTCCATATTGTACTTTTTCTTAAAGGCCATGATAGCATCTGTATTGATATTGGTTTTATCCTTATTACCATACAGGGTCTCAATGGTTTTTTCAAGTCTCTGTTCAGCTTTTTTAGTATCCTCTTCAAGCTGACTCTGTGCAAACTGAAGCTGAGTCTGAAGAGTATTAAGAAGCATTTTCTTAGTCTTAAGCCCATACTTCATCTGATAAATTGCTTCAGCAACAGTCATTTCCTTACCACCAACATTAATGATGGTTTCAGCATTAGACTTACTGATAGCAGCTTTAATAGCATCAACTCTTCTAATCAGATCAGTAACTGCCTGATAATTACTGCTTACCTTAGAACTAAAATCCTGAATTGACATTCCATCAATTCTAAAATTATCATTAGTAGGATTATTATTTACAGCCACATACCTATTGCTAAAACTAGTGTACTGCATAATTTTCTTATCTGCAAGTTTGACCTCACAAAGCGCCTTATGAATAGTCATCTTCTCAGTAGTCATTGCTTCAACCTCCAAATAATAGTTTTTACTTAACTCTCTTAAAATAAACTACAACACCAGCAATAATAACAAGCAAAGCTACAAGAACTGCACTGGAAGTAATAGGATTAGCAGCTACAGTATTCTTAGCAGCGGTAAGCCAAGTAAACGCATAATTCAACATGTTTAAATTCCTCCTCATAATAAATACTAAGTCTATAAACTCTTACTAATACTACTTTAGTAAGTTTAGGACAGAGGGCAGGAGACTCGAACTCCCAATACCTTTTCAGGTATGCCTGTTTTCAAGACAGGTTCCTTAACCAATTTGGATAACCCTCTATATTAGGGGGAGTAGAATGTAACCAAGACCTCCCCATTTTAGGAGATTACATTTTTAAATATTATACTTCTCCCACCAGTCACATTCTAATAATGATTATACACAAGATTTATTTCTTGTCAAGTACTTCTTTTTCAAAGTCTTTAAAGGTTCTCATCTTAGGATAAACTTGAATTACTGTAGGCCTCTTACTATTGATTTCAATTTTCCTAAACAACTTCTTAAAACCATTATCCATAACCATATCCTCCTAAGTAAGATTCATTGCAATTAGTACTTTAGCATAAGCAAATTATTTTGTCAATGGGTTAATTTCAAACTTTTCCAAGATCTTTTTTGCAATATCAATAGCACATTCTTTATTGGTAGAAGTGTATCCAATATCGTCTTCCCATCTAAAGATCTTATCCTCAATAATTCTAATAAGTTTAACCTTATTCTTTAATTCAGGAGACATCATAATCACCTCTAAATATTAAAAAAGGAAGAAGTAGAAAGAGGTAAAGATCTTCTTCCTATATTTATGAAGGAGGGCTATGAAAGATCGAAAGGACTGTCCTCTTTCTAAATATGATTATACACAAGTAAAATTTTTTGTCAAGTACCTATCACAAGAAATTTTTCAATTTATTGATAAGAAGATCATTAGTAGCAAGAACCACTCCAAACACACACCACCAATAAATATCATAGAAGAGATTAGTGATAAATGCATTATTGGTAATAAACGCTAAAACAAAAAGAACTGCTGGAGTGAAGATAAAGAATTCAGGGATATATGATACAACTTTTTTAAACATAGTCTAAGTCTCCTTTGCAATATCTAAATAATAAGGTGAAGATCCTAATAGACAAATACTTAAATACATGTACACATCATAATTAATAGGATTCAGATCAAACCCAGATATAGCTAAAAGTAAAAGTGTTATCAAATACATCTGAATTTGATCCATATAATCTCTTTTCTTTAGAATAAGTGATCTACCCATTTTAAAGAATAAGATTCCCATAAGAGTTGCACTAGTAAAAAGTAATGCTTCAAATATAATGCTACTAATCTTGATCACCTTCTTCTTCTTCAAATAAACCATTAGTATTTGGATTGATATATTCAAGATATCTAGAATCACCAAATAAAACATATGCTATTGCTAAAGCTAAAATTGGAGATAACAGTACTATAAAAAATACTGAAAATAGTCCAAAGATTACCTTATAGATATGCATACCAATAAAGTTTTTAACGATTGTCATATGGGAAAACCTCAACTAACTTACTCCTAAGAGCTAAATATTTTTCATTATCTAATAAGGCATTATTTTTGATACCTTTTACTTTAAGCTTATCTAATTCAGTTTGATTATTAAATCTAATAGGCATATTCTCTAATGTGAAACCTAACTTAGCAAATCTAGTATACAGCTCTTTACATTCATCACATTCACCACAAAGAGTATAATTGCCAAACGTATCTCTATGAAAGTGCTCACATTTAGATTTAAACTTCATAAAGGGTATATTCAAATATAACCCTAATAGCAATATCTCTTCAGATTGAAGATTCTTAAATACTGGGGTATAGGTAGAACCTTTATTAAATCTGGTTAAATGAGTATATAAATCAATCTCATCTAAATCGTTAGTATAGTCAATATAGTTTACTTTAAACTGATGAAAAAGAGGGTTTAATAAGTGCTCTTTTAATAATGGTGCATTTACAATATTAAAAGTATCTATATTGAATGATTCCGTTAATAATGTAAATTCATCTTCACCTATACAATTATAGTCATTGATATTAATCTTGATCGGATGATAAAGTTCATTAACTAAATATGGTAAAATAAAAGATTCTATACTGCCATCATAATTACAAGTTAAAACATACTTATTATTAATACTAATTGGATCATCAATATAGATTTGTTTAAAAGCAAATCTACCATCGATCTTAATAGTATAAACTGTCCTGTTTTCAATATTAGAAGAGCTATTTAATTGATACTCTGTAGATGGTATATTATCGGAACTAATGAATATAGATTGGTCATCTATATGAACATAACTAGTTCTATTACTGTTAAATAGATAAATGTTATTGGCAGGTGCTTCATATAAAACTATTGAAAAGTTACCAGTAGTATTCTTCAGTACTTCTTCTAAGCCCATTAAAATATTATTTCTATGAGCTTGAATGTACATATCCAATTGATCTAATAAAGTTTTTATATCAACTTCTTTAAATTGATCAGAATTTCTATGAGCCTGAATGTACATATCTAATTGATCTAAAGACTTTATATCAACTTCTTCAAATCGATCAGAGGCAATTTTTTGTTTAGGAATGCCACTTACTAATAGATATAAAATATTATCTTTATTAACTAAATTGGATTCGTTAGTATTATTAGCTCCAATTAAAACGGTATTCCTAAAGAAACTGTTATTCGATGATCTGTTAATAAGATTATACATATCACCTTTAATCTTGATAATATCATTACCTAATTTGTTTAAGCTATTAACAACCAGATTAACGTTATTACCAGTATTAACTATTGAACTAAATAAAGTTTTAAAAGTAGATTTATTAGAACTAAGATCTGTATTGAATAAATGTACTAATAAAAAACTGGATCTTTTAGTATCCATCACTGTAATCCTCCATAACATCTAAATTACAGTTTTCATGTAATTCATAAATCTTATCTAAAAGATTACTTAACTTATTTATATCTGGATTATATGGGTCATATACACTGTATAAATCAATTAATGACTGTAAATTTGATTTTATCCTACAGTATAAAGTATCAGGGTCCTTTATATTAAGCTGACTTAAATCTGTATCAAATAAGTTTATATTATTATAAGCAGGAAGGCTTTCAATATTCATTTAATGCGCAACTAATAACCCAGATTTGGTAGCTGCGGAGGATGTAGCTACTGTTAAACCTGTGGTAGCTTGGATATACTCATTTAAGATACCCTGATCAATATCTTTTTCATCTATAGACCAGCCAATTTGATTTTTATAAATTTTAACTGGTGCATCTGTACTACTCAATGCGCTGCTTAACATAAACGGGACAATTGCAGCTGCTAACCCTTGAGGTGTAGGCTGTTTCATAAATGTCTTCAGCTTTTTCATAATATAAAATTCTGAAGTTTCATCTATGACCGTGCCTAAATGCTCATCTGTCCCTTGGGCATAACCGAATAAAAGCTTGTATTCTTGCATGTGTAAATACACACTCCTTATTTTTAAAATCTTAGTTTCTGGTTATATTAAAGCATAACTAAAATATTTTGTCAAGTATAAAATTAATTTTTCGAAGAAAATTATAAGAATTAAATTTTTTCAGCTGGGTCAATTCAGTGGGTTTACCCCCAAATCAGATTTTTGACCTTTTGAATAAAATTTTATATTTGATTTTAAAAGTCTTTGCTGAAGCTTGTTCTTTTATCAGAATTTAATTTTGTTTTGCTTAATAAAAATTTAGCTTTCAGTAATCATTTTACATAACTCTTTCATTTTGTCAAGAGGGTAAAATTTAAGTCCTTGGTAATTATTTATTAGGTTTTAACTTGAAAAAAAAAAAATAATAGTTTAACTTTCAGTAAGAGAGTAAGGAGTCGTCGTCTTGAAAAGACGACTCCTTACTCTCTATTATTATATATTTTTTTATAGTAGTAGGGAAATGGTAAAACGGTGGATAACTCTCTTTTGAAAGTTATGTGCTACGATGGTTGCGTTTTTGTTACTAAACATAAACGGTGGATAACTCTGTGGATAACTCTGTGGATAACCTATTTTTAGGTTGCATGGGTCATAAAATATAATATTTTATATCATATACTATAAAACATGGCTTAAGCCATTGAGAATACTGAGGTAGCGTAATATTGCCTGAATATTCTGTGAATGCAGCGTTATAGTTTACATTGTGGATAACTTTTGACTGAATTGTATGCATCTGTAATTTTTAGATTAAAACTAGTTTAAAGATATTAGTATACATTAAATAAGTTTAAATTATAGATAGTTAAATATAAAAACTGTTTGAGGCGGTTGTGGATATGTGGATAAGTATGTGGATAACTTGAGATGAAATTTGCATATATATTATATAAGAGTCCTTTGTCTTTTATTAAAGACAGGGTTATTAAAATAACCTACTATTGTAGGATGATTTTATAAATATTCTTTCATACAAGGGAGTAGATATAATGGATATGACAAAACTTAAAAAATTTTTGAAAAAAATGTTCCTTGCTTCCGATAGCATTATTCTTGACGGTGAAGAGTTCAAGGGTCATGAGCTGCTTCAGATGATGCAGCAGTTGTTTAAAATCGAAGGGTACTACGAGTTTCAGAATGGTAATTTGGGCCTCGTTGTGCTTAACGATTTTGACCGGGGGCATGGCATGCCTGTTCGAGCTATGCTTCAGTGGGCGGAGGGAGGAGTACTTCTTCCTGAGGAGGGGGAAAAGTACCTGAAAGAGTGGGAAGCGGAGAGGATTCGGAGGGCTTCGGGTGATGAGCCAATCACCTTGAAGGATTTTTTGAATAAGTAGGAGGTAATATACATGATTAAAAGCGTGAAAGTGGTATTTGCAAATGGTATTCGTCGTTTTGAGAAGGTTCTCTCTTTTGAGGGAACCAACGAAGTGGCGATTGCTGGATTTCGGTTTACAGTTAGTCACAATTTCGAAAGTGGTAACACCGTTTTGAAGGTGTACAATCCGAATGGGTTGTATAAGGCCTTTCTCATTGAGTTCGATGGAAGGGAAAACACCGAACGTGATTTTTCCCTGTTGCTTGATGAGCTCAAGCTGAATGGTGTTGAGGTTGCTATCGACACTATTCAGCTTGATAGCGGTAAGCGGTGGCATTGGCTGGATGGCTGGAATTAAACAGTCCTAAAGGGAGGCATTGGTATGAAGAAAATGGCAGTAGTGTATTACAAGAACGGTGAGCTGCGTCGGTTCACCGTTCTCGCGACTTCACCCCTTGAGGCTGCTCAGCGAGTTTCCTACCTGATGTTTGTGGGGAATCCGGATTGGGATCGTACTTGTAAAGTGCTTGACGGCTCTCAGGTGAAGATTTTTCAGGTATGCGGTCCGTATCCTGAGAATGTGTTTGAGGGGCTCCCGTGGTACGAGCTTGAGGACGAGTAAAATGTAAGGCTTAAATGCCTATACCTTGTAAATTCATCAGGGTGTAGGTTTCTTTTAGTTCAGTCTTGACACTTTTCTTTTTGTCTGGTATACTCCCACTTAAAGGAGGGATAAAAATGTTTGAATGGCATGACATTGAAGAAGGAAAACTTACATTAAATTTTAGTGGAGTTACATCCAGATTAAACATACAGATAGGAATATATGCTAAGTATAATGATACTACACATTATCTTGAAGATGTGTATCCTATGGTATCTATTTCAGATAATAAGAATTATTCGATGTCTTTAAATCCCAGTAATGCCCTTATGTTTTCAAGTATAATGTCAGTATACACAGAAGAGGGTACTATTAAGGAGTATTTCAATAAAACTGATATAAGTGATGGCTGGTATGTAACTACAAAGTACGTAGATAAGGTTATTTTTAAAAAGGTTTTAACTGATAAGATTACATTGAAGATTAAACCAGTTACAGATGAAAGAAGGATACCATTATATCAGTTTAACTTTATTAAGGATAAGAATAGTATTAGTATTGATTTAACTAAAGCAGAGATTAAGTCATTGATTCTATTTTTTTCTAATTTTGCATCAAATGCCTCAGTATATAGTTTTATGTTTAGGTCTAAGAATCAATACAAAGTTATTGAAGACACTATTGATAAGATTAGTAAGAATAATCTGTTACTTGAATCAATTTTAAGATATTTAGAAAAACCGAGTATTAAATCAGATATAGAGTATCATCCTGATGATACCATGTGTGTAGTTCCAGAGATTGATTTTAGTAATTTAAAGAAAGAAGTAAATAACAACAATATTGTTAAAAAAGTTAAAAAAGAAATTAAGAAAACAGATGTGGTTGATATTGATAGTATTGAAGTAGATAATACTAGTGAGATTGATGATAAGATTGTAGAAGTAGTTGAAAGTACTACTGGGGTTAAAGTAGGTAAGAAGGATAGTTTTGATAGCGTAGACATAAAGAAAATTTTAGCAAAGGAGGATATGGAAGTGGTAGAGCCATTGATGGAAGTTAGTAAATTTCATAATGCTGTTATAAGAAACTATAAAGAAACGTATATCAATGCAGATACTAAATTTGATCTACTTAATGTATTGGCTAAAACTGGTAAAGTTGATAGAAGACTTAAAAATAAATCAATAGTGTATAATATTGCTAAGAAGGGAATTCTGGATCCTAAAGCAATTCCTACTCTGTTGGTTAATAAAGAAGCACTTTGTACACCAGCAACATCTTTGATTTATTCTGCATCTTTGTTTGCATCGGTATATGAGTATAATGAGAATCATCCTAATGAAGATTTTAATGATATTATTACTATTGCTTATAAAGCATTACAGTTGAGTTCAGTAGAAGGACAAGATCTATTTGCTAATAATGTTGAACTAAAAGAGTATGGAAATACTTATATGAATATTCTTACTAATATACTTCTGGGTAATAAGAATAAGCTAGGTATTGGAGGAATTAGGACTATTGATAAGTACCTTACTTTGAATCATACTTATGAAAAAGATAATTCAGATGAAGTATATTTTAACTTTGCTTATTTCGATTTTTCAATATTGGATGATTTTGATCAGGATACACTTAATAAGAAAGCATCTTGCTTAGTTTCAGCACTTACTGATATTTATTTTGTACTGTGGTATGGAGAAAACAAGTATATTAAAGATGTAAAGCTGAGTAATACTACTGGGTATATGATGGAAGTTGTTAATAAGCCTATGTATGAACTAGCAAGAGCAATTCTTATTAATCTTGTAAACAGACTTCATCTGAAAGATATTATGCTTAAGGGTATCTTTGACTTTGATAGCATGGTTAAGTATGCTGGTAGTTGGGATTACGAAACCTATAAAGATGCTCTTGTTGAGCTTATTTCATATAAGAGGGCTTCTTGTGATTATTGCCCTTATAATGAAGTACTTCCTTTGGGTTCTGTAGTTAAGAATGATATTAAGGTAGGTATGCCATGCTTCAATTACTCACAAGTTATCTCAGACTAAATACTTTTAATGATGAGTTTACTCCAGATAGCTTAATTAAGTTCTTTGATACTGAGTTGGTGGATATGATTAAGTACCTTTATTCAGATCATAGGCTTAATTATGATAGACTATATAAGCAAGAACAGATAAATAACATTTATAAAGTAAAGCAGGATAAAAAAGAAAACTATGAACAGCATATAATTAGCTATTGTAAAAAGAATTTTAATTTGAGTCATACACTGGTTACTTTAATTAGTAATAATGGAGATGCCTATGGTTATGGAGATATAGTTAGATACTCAAATTACATAGAGGAACATCTGAAAATTTGGAACAAATTATGGGATGAAAATATCTCTTTAGAGAATTTGAAAGAAGTATCTGAACTAAATCTGATTGTAGATAGTGTAAAGAATTACTACTATGGAAGTATCTATGATTTGCTTTATGATCCTATATGGTCAATGATTAATTACTTTAGCGAAGAGTACTATTTGCATGAAGATGATATTAACAAAGCATTTCAGTTTAAGTATGATTCTATTTATAACATTACTAAATTGACTAAAGTATTTAAACTAGTTATGATGGATGTCTTAAAATGCATTTATCAGTATAGTAATAGTAGTACCTTAAGTCCAAAGATTGAGAAGATACTTAGAAAGAGTCTTAATAGTGAAGAAGAAGTATCTAAATGGATGTTTATAGTCTACGATATTATGATTAATGGTAGATTAAAGGGAATACTGAAGAATACTGATAAAGAGATTAAAGTATTGGATACCTATTATAAACTCTATAGAGATAATGGAGTTAGGTTTATATATGAGATTGGCGGTGTTTAATATAAGATGTATTTGGAAAAAGCATTTTGTGAATTTGTAAAACCAAAACAGGTAAATTATGTATTGGATGAAGTTTCTGATAAGAAAACCCTATTTGAAGCAGATGAAATAACAAAACGACTTCATAATAGTTATTTGAGATCTGAAATAGATAAAAGTACTTGGACTAAAAAGAGTATAAGTGCTTATGACCTTACTGGTTGTATAAAGAAGCTATATTTTAGGTTAAGGGGTATTAGTCCATCTGATACTCCTAATTATCCATATTCAAATATAATTTTTGGTATAGGCAATTCAGTACATCAAGCATTAGTGGATGCTATACAACCAGAAGAAGTTGAAGTTTCATTTAAGTCATATATTATTGGTTTTGAATTGAATATGAGATGTGATGCTATTTGCTATGGTAAGATATTGCATGAGTATAAAACTGTGGAAAAGATAGATGATGACACTGAATTAAAACCAGAGCATTTACAACAAGCAGTTATTTATGCATACTTATTGAATAAAATACATCATAGAAATATACAGTATATTCAGATTATATATGTTTCTAGAGGTAAAGTTAGCGTTAAAGTATTTAATGTTGAAGTTAATGAAGATATAATGAATAAGGTTGGTAATAGATTGAACAAGCAATTGAGAGAACTTAAAGATTGCTTAGATCAATATAGAGTACCTTCTTTTGATAGTGAGTATTGTTCAAAAGATTGTAAGTTTTGTGAGTATGCAACTTTTTGTAGATGTTTAAGTAGTTAATATAATAAGAAGAAAGGGGTTAGTCTATGTTTGGATTAACTTTTAAAGATTTAAGTAAATATTTTACAGTGTTAGATCCAGTTCAATTAGAAGATTTATATCCAATTAGAACTGAAAATGATATGACTGCTTGGAAGTTTTCATTTGATGATAATGTGATATGGCTTCCAGTTAGTAATATGCTGGATGTAACTGATTACGCAGCAGCTTTTAAACTATTACTGAATGGTGGTCTTTATAATGTTTATAATGATTATGAAGTATACGGTGATGAGGTAGGATTAGTTAATAAGGCATTAGGTATTACAGACAGAAGTATTGTTAAAAGTGAGTATGATGAAAAGAATACTTGTATGAATTATAATTTATCTACAGTTAAATATAAGCATATAGATGATGCTGTTATTGAAAAGAAGAATCATGTTGGTATTTTCTTTAAAGATATCTTTGAAGCATTAAGAGAAGATAATCAGTATAATGAAATTGTAGTTATAGTTAAAGGTGAGATTACAGAAATCGCGGCATATTTGTTTAGAGTTCAAATAGAACTTACTAATAAAGATAAGCAGATTTTGTGTAATCAGGTAATCCAATGTAATGATTTTGCATTACTTAAATTTAAAATTGTCCGAAAGGAGGAATAATATGTTAAAATTAGATTTAGATATGAAAGATTATAGTGATGTTGAGTTAGAAGTTTTCTTAGTTGAGCTTACTAAAGCCTATGACCATATGATGTGTTTATCGGAGCCAACTGAAGAGTATTCTATGTTTGAACTTGATGTTACTAAGAATGCTATTTATAATGGCTATGTTGAGTCAACTAGAAAGTCTATTGAAAGACTTATGGAGACTATTAAAACTGAACAGACCTTAAGAGCTACACTTAAGGAAGAGATGATGAAGAAGTTAGATAGTTATACTATTGCTGAACTTACCGATCTTCACTTTAATGTTCAGAATGAAATTGCACATCAGAGAGATATTCTTGAAAAGATTTCTGATTCTGATGGTACTAATATTAAAAGAGATATTAAAGACTTTATTGAGAAACAGGAGAACTACCTTACTCTTCTTACTGATACAATCAAGAAGAGAGCTTCTGAAAGTAGCAGCCCTACTGAACCAACTACTGATGAAGGTGAAACTACAGACCCTGAACAAGGTGTGACTCCTTTAGGAATGACACTTGGTAGTTCGAGAGGTTAATAATTGTTTAATTAGAGGTAAAGGTATTATATCCTTTGCCTCTTTTATTTTACCTGAAAGGAGTTCTATATATAATGCCTTTTGCAGGTATTGAGGATAGATTAGTATCATTAGAGAGTGCTAATTATGGTAAAGAATATTTCTGTTTTGTAGATCAAGATATCTTTGAAGATGATGAGAAAGCTAAAACTAAGTTTATAAGAAATGTTGAAAAGACTGTAAGATCTTCTGCAGAATATAAGAAATGGCTAAATTTCTTGAAGAGCACTTTATCTATAGATTTACAATGTTATCATACTGGGAATCTTCCTGGGATGTGTTCTTTAGAAATACATCATCACCCGTATACCTTATTTCAATTGGTTGATATAAGTATGTATAATATGCAGGATCAATTGTATACTATATTTGATTTAGCAAAAAATGTGATGAAGTTACATTTTATGAATCTAGTAGGTTTTGTACCATTATGCATATCTTCACATGAAAATTATCATAACCAGATATTGGATATCCCAATAGAAGTATGCGAGGGAAATTGGAAAGATTTGGAGTCAGTATTAAATATACCAGAATATATTGAATCAGATGTAAAAAGAAAAAGTGCTATTACCTTTGAGAATGCCAGAAGTAAAGATGAGTGGAAAGTACATGGTGGATTGTATAGGTTAGATAAAACGGTTGAACCAGAAATTAAACGTGTAGACACTTCAGAATGGGAGTGAGATAAAGAATGTCTATTATTAACAAAGAAGAGCTTAAGGAAAAAGCTAAAGAAGTTGCTATTAATATTGGTAATGATTTAAAAGAAGCTAATTCTACTAGTAAGACTCTTATTATAGTTTTACTTATTTTATTTATTCTTTCATTTAGTACAGCATATAGGTTATATAGAACTGATGCTGAAATTAAGACATTGAAAACTGAGAATCTTATGATTAAAAATAGAATGAAGGATTTAGATAGAGAAGTTAAACAGAATAAAATGGAGTTTTTAGAAATAGCTAATAGAGTTGATAAGATTAATACTAATTTAGAAACTAAACTTAAGGAAGCAAAGGAGGTAGTAATTGATGAAGTTAAGACATCTAGTGACATCATTAGTGTGCTTGATGGTTTGTCTGACCTCACCACAGGCAAGTAATGCAGGTATTGAAGTATTACAAGTAACCAGTGCTAAAGTTATAGCAGCTAATAAGTCTTATGATTTTGATTCAGGGTGGTATGTAACTGATAAGAAGATGACTGCTATAGCTAATGGTGCTAAGAAATTACAGGCGCAGGTTAAGTCATTAACTATTGAAAGAGATGCTTATAAAGAAGCTTATGAAAAGTTAAGTACTGAACACGATAATCTTAAGATTACGTATAATAGACTTTATGAGACTCATGAACAGTATAAATTGGAAACTACTGCTTTAATTAAGAATTATGAAGATCAAATTAATTTTTATCAGAAGGAGAACTATAAACTCAAGAGAAATGCTACCACTTATAAATGGCTTTCAGGAGCTTTAGCAGTAGGTGGGATTATAGCATTATGCAAGTAAAATTATGGTATCCTGATGATGCTGTTATAGCAACAGAAGTACCTTTTTATGTTCCAGTAAAAGCTACTGTAACAGATACTGAAAGGGTGTTAAATGAAAAAGATTTAGAGTATGAATGGGAGATAAATAATAATTTATTATCAGAACCTATTCCATATTCAGCTTACGGTAGAAAGCATATTCTTTGTTTAGCATTTTCTTCAGTAGGATTAATTAGGGTTACTGTAACTGTTAAAGATACAGTAACTGGAGAAACTGTTACAGATACAATTGATGTTTTCGGTCAGATTAAAGGTGCTGATGGTATTTATAGATGGGATGAAGAGCCTGTAGCAACTTATTATGATGATAGGTATGTACCTAATTTTACAGTGCAATTTAGGAAGAAGTTTAAAGCTGGTGATGAGTTTTCTGGAGCTTATAACTATTTCTTAGGTAGATGGTTTGTTTCTTCAAGTGACTATAGCTTTGATTATGAAAGTATTGAAAATGCAGTTAGAGAGCTTATCAATAGAACAACTCAACCAGATCAAATGTGGGAGAGATTCTTGGATTCAGATTGTAAGTGCTATTATTATATGAAAGACCCTGTAGATGCATATTATCCCAATAAGTTTAATTTAATGCAGTTGTATAATTATACTACAGGTATAGGGTATCATATTAAAGTTAATAATGATTATCCTATAGAATTAGCTCAAGAAAGATTATTCCAAGCAGTTAGATTTGTGTTATATCTTAAGGGAGTAGAAGTGCAGAGGCATGATTGGCAAAAATATGTTTGTAGCTATCCTATAGAAGAGTATGACGATGTTCTTGATAAACTGGATGTTTATATGGACCAAAAATATACTGAAATGAAATCAGTTATAGACTTAGACAATATGTACGAACTTTTAAGTGATACCGTTGATGATTTCTTAGGTCAGAAATCTTATGATGATAATATGGTGGTTTATGATTGGGAAGAAAGCGATAAAGATTATTTGGAGAGACCTCTTGAAGAACCCGCTCAAGTATGATATACTCCTCCCTAGAGAGAACAATATCTAGGGAGGTTTTGTCATGTGGGTAGATAAGTACAGACCTAAGACAATTTATGATGTAGCTCTTGAAGATGATATTAAAACCAAACTTATTAATCAGCTCAATAATAAATCTATTAATCATTCTATTTTTGTAGGAAAACCTGGTACAGGCAAAACATCTTTAGCATTAGTTATTAGGGATACTCTTATTAAAGACGATTCAGATGTATTGTTTATGAATGCCTCTGGAGACAGAGGAATTGATACTATTAGAGATGTGGTAATTGATTTCATTAAGACACCTCCATTCAAATCTAATATTAAATTAGTTATAATGGATGAAGCAGATAATCTTACATCTGATGCGTGGAAGACTTTAAGAAATCCTATTGAGAACCCAGAGATTAATGTTAATTTAAGCTCTAGGTTTATCTTTACAGCAAACTATGAACAAGGTATTCCTGATTTTATTAAAAGCAGATGTGATTTGTACAAGTTCTATGGTATGCCTAAAGAAAAAGCATACGATAAAGCTTTTAGTATACTACAGAATGAGATGGTAGAATATGAAGAAAAGGATGTATATAGTTTAGTTAATGATAAGTATCCAGATCTAAGGGCTATTATTAATAGTTTAGAAAGTAATACAATTGATAATAAGTTTAGTTATAATTATACAGAATCTGTAGAGAGTATTGTTAAATCTTTATTTAATCAGTTTATTGATGCGATAATTCATGATAAAGATTATGATAAAGCATCTACTATAATTTATCAGATCAGAAATAGTATTGGTTCTAATGTGGTAAATTATATAGAACTTACAAGATACTTTATGGATAATGTTGATTTACCTATTGCTATGATTCCAATAATGAATCACTATTTTAACCAATTTAATATGGTTATAGACCCAAGATTACATTTTATTGCGATGCTAGGAGATATGATGCTTGTATACAAGAGAATTGGGGGTTAAGATATGTTTGAGGATTTCTTCAGAGAATTAGGTAAGCACCTTAAGTATATTACAACTACTTCTGGGCATAAAATCTATAGATGCCCTTTTTGTGGAGATTCTAGTAATACTAATAAAGGTCATCTGTACGTAGCTACAGATAAGCCAGTATTTAGATGTGCAAAATGTGGTGAATCTGGTCATTTCAGTAAGCTTATTAATCTGTTTAATTTAGATAATATTGTATTACCTAAAACTAAGATATCTGGTAATAAGTATAGTAATACTCCTGTGTCCAATATAATTAAGTATACTTTGGATGAAGATACTGAAAATTATTTGGAGAGCAGATTAGGTAAAGTTACAATTGATCCAGATGAAGCTAATATTATTAATAATGATGAACTTAATAATATCTGGACTGGTAGTTCTAAATATACTTCAGATAGAGTTATACCCAAACATTCTGTGAACTTTTTAACCTACTTTAAAAAGAAAGTTGTTGTAAGATTGTATAATGAAGATGACTTGAAGTATTTTGGAAGATATGATACAATTCAGTTATCAGAGGGATCTGACGTTTATATACTGAACAATAAAAGAATTTTTTCAGAATACTTTAAGCATCGAACTATAGTTATTGCTGAAGGTATCTTTGACATACTTAATACATATTATAATCTTAATATGTTTCCCAAGGATGCTATTTATACAGCGGCTCTTAATGCACATATAGGTAAAGCATATGAAATAGCATCTTCAGTAGCAATTAGTTTTAATCCAAATATAATTGTATTAGCTGATAATGATAAGAAAGACATAGATTATTTGAAATGTTTGCCTAAGTCTCTATGGAACAGTACAGTTATCTATAGGAATACTTTAGGTAAAGACTTTGGAGAAAAAGAAGTGAAGGGAGAAATCTCTTATGGTCGAGCTAACCAAAGATAAATACACAGATCTTTGTGCTATTATTAATAAGATAAGCTATATTACTACGGATATGGATATGAGGCATTCTGAAATGAGCCAAAGATCTGGTGATAATACTTATAATATCAATATAGATTTTACTCCTATACATTCTGATCTTAATCTTGGTATCATCAATATACCTACGAAATATCCTCTCCTTAAATCATTAATGGATACCACTTCAGAAAAGTATATTATTGATACACTTAAAGATAAGAATTCCTATATTATTACAGATACTATTAGTGATATAGAATTAGCTATTCCAGATTTTACTAATTTCACTACTAAGTATGATGAAAGTCTTAAGATTGATTTAAATCAAAATGATAAGATTTTTACAGTAAATTTGGATAAAACTCTTATAAAGAAACTCAATAATTTTGTAAGAATCCTTGGTGCTGAAACAGTTAATATTGATATAACTAATGGTGAAGGTAAGATAAACATTAGTAGTAAGTCAAAAGTATCTACAGTTAAACTTATTTCTGGCTTTGAAACTAATGTTGATAATTTTAAAACAGATATTAATATGGAGTGTTTTAAAATGAGTGTAGGTGATGAATGTGTGATTACTGCTTATAAGAGATCAAAAACAGCTTGTTATGTGGATATTCAAACTGAGCTATCTGGATGTAAAGTTAGCTATAAACAAAATAGACAGGGGATATTCAAATGATTTACCTTACTGGTGATACTCATGGAGAAATGTCTAGGTTTAAATTCCTAGATTATAGTTATGGTGATATTGTTATTATTCTAGGTGATTTTGGTGGAATCTTCTTTAATGAGTCACGGCAGTTTAAAGAGGTAAGAATTCAATATGAAAAAGAGATATTTGATACTCTGAATGATTTCAGATGTACTTTTCTTTTTATTGATGGGAATCACGATAATATTGATAGGCTTGAAAACCTTCCTATTAAGTATAAGTTTGGTAATCAGGTAGGAGAAGTTTCAGATAATGTATTCTATCTAAAACGTGGTCATATTTATACTATTGAAGATAAGAAGTTTATGTGTATGGGTGGAGCATTAAGTCAAGATAGAAACCATAGAACTGAAGGTGTAGATTACTGGAGAGATGAAAATCCTACTTTTAAAGACTGGAACAAACTAGAAATGGAACTAGTTAATAACCAGTATAAAGTAGATTATGTTCTTACACACACTCCACCCGAGTTCATTACAGAAAAGTGTTTAAAGTATCAATATTTTAGTGAACCAAGTACTCCTTCTTACATGCTTGAGGATGATTATATTAAAGGTAAATTAAATGATCCTACTGCTAGGACTTTAAATAAAGTATATGATATGATTAAGTTTAAGATTTGGTTCTTCGGTCATATGCATCTCAATATTACCTTTAAAGATTATCCTAAGTTTGTAGGTCTTTATGAAAAAATTGTACCATTGAAAGATGATGTAGATGAATATCATAAGTTATTATCCAACTTTTGAAGAACTTGACAGCCTTAGGGAATCGCATCCTAAGGCTAATTGTTTAAATATATTTTTAGACTTAAAGAATGCTTTAGGTATACTTTATGTTAAAAATGTTGTAGAGAATTTATTAGAGATTTCCAATAAGACTGGTAAGCCCAATAGTATGATATTTTTATCCTGGTTAGACTTTTTAATGTTTCACTATGATTACGCTATTAAAAATAATGTTAATATTAGAATTATAACTTATGCTGATGTAGGAGAATATCAATATCATAAAGCTATCTATAAAGATTATAAAAGTAATAGAAGCATTACTAAAAAACGAACTCATTCGGATTTATGTGATTCAGATGATTTTCATAAAGTAATGCTGTCTAATATAGAAACGATTATGAAAGCTTGTAATAAATTTTATCATACTAAAGGAGTATACCTTTCTTTCTGTGAATCTGATTTTGTTCCAGAATACTATATTGAAAAGTACTTTACTGATGAAAAGTATTTGAATATTATTTATAGTTCTGATAGAGATTATGTTCAGACTCTTAGATTTAAGAATACAGTTCAATTTATGAAGAAAAGTAATCATGAAAGAGAATTCTTAGATTACAGTAATTGGTCAAATATCTTGGATAAGCCTACTACTCTTCCAGTAGATTCTTATATTTATATTAAATCTATTATGGGTGATAAAGGTGATGGTATTGATGGTATTGGTAAAGTAGGTCCAGTAAAGGCTACTCAGTTTATAGAGTACTGTTATAATACATTGAATAACGCATCTATAGAACAAATATTGGAAGAAGCTACTAACTGTTGTAATAATGCTGATATAAAGGAATCTAAGATCGCTAAAGCTATTGAAGAGAAAAAAGATATAGTCTATAGAAACTATAGATTAATGTCTTTTAATGAATTGATTCAAAATCTATCGTTACCTACTATAGAAAAGTTAATTAAAAAAGAAGAAAATCACTTGACATTAGAACAAACTTTTGATACTATTAAATTATTAAGAGAAAAACTAAAACTTTGGTAGTTATACTAAAGAAGGTGATATTTAAATTGTTATCTAAACAGAAAGTAATCTTTTTTGTTAAACAAAGATTAGGATTTCCAAATGTTACCATTGAAAAGTCTGATGAAGATATGTGGGAATATATTAGAAACTTCTCTATAATGGAGTTCAGCAAGTATGTTCCGGATTATCAGGAAATGACTTTAGATTGTAATGATTCTGATAATAAGACTGATGATGAGAATATGTTTTTACTGCATGAGCCTGAAGGTGCTCAAATTATGGATATAGTAGATATTCCAATGCCTTGGAATAATGCATTTATTAATGGCTGGGAATATCAAGCTCCTATAGCGTCATATGATTCTTTAGCTAATTATGCTCAGTCAGTTGAGAGAGAAAAGACAGTAGAGCATTTCTCTAAAGCAGGTCTTTCATGGAGATTCTTTCCCCCAAATAGATTAAGAATCAACATGAGCATGCGGCCTGATAAGTTAAAGATTATGTACTATAGAGCTCAGCCAGAATCACTTTACTATATTCCATATCAGTATGAATCAGAATTTTTATTCTTATGTTTAGCTGATATTATGACTATAATTGGTAATATTAGACTAAAATATTCTTCATTGACCACACCTTTTGGAGAAATACCAGTTAGTGGAGACATAGCTAATACAGGTAATGAGCTAAAAGATAAAGTTATCCAGAGACTTGAGCAGTTACCTCCTAATGCACTTATTTATGTGGATTAAAATATGACTAGTAAACAAAAAGCTAAAGGTAAATACTTTGAAGATAAAATTGCTACGCATTTAAGGAATACTCTTAATCTAAGAGAAAATGAGTGTGTTAGGTCTCCTAATTCTGGAAATGGAGAATTTGAATTTGGTGATTTATTTTTTACAGACCCTATTAAGTATCCATTTATATTTGAATGTAAGTTTGGATATGATTGGGATTTGAAATCAATATTCCCTAAATTAAATAAACAATTAAGTAAATTTCTAAAGCAGAATAAAGAAGCTGTTGAAAAGTATAAAATAAAAATGAAACAAGAACCAAGATTCTCAGGAGTAATACTTTCAAAACCTTATTCTGAAATTTTGGTGTTGACAAATTTTTATGAATGCGATTTAATTGATTGTACTAGGATAGTTACAGAAGATATTGATGGAAATAGAGTATATGTGTATCCTCTTAATAAAGCTTTAGAGATTATTTTAGAACTGCAGGAGGATCCTCTTTATGGTAGATAAGTATAAAGAGCTAGAGTTGATCCTTGAAGATTTAGCAAAAAGAAAAGAGAAGTATGAGGGGATTAGTTCTCAGGCAACTAAAGTTATAGATGAACTTGAAGCTAAAATTATGCATGCAGTAAGAGGTAGCCAAAATTTACCAAGAACTGCTGATATTAGTATTATAATTCAAACATTTAGTCAATTACTTAAAACTAAGTTAGATGCTGAAGATTCTATTACAAGATCCTTAGAAAAGAGATATGACTTAGTTAATAAGTTTGAGAATCCTGATAATACAACTGATCCTAATTCAATTACTGCTGATTCAGTTGATAAACTTCTTGTTCTTTTTGAAAAATCTAAGCAAAAGGATCTTGACAAAAGTTCTGAAGAAGAGTAAAATATTTTTACTGAGTTGTTAACTGCCCTGTTAAATAAATTGGCCCTTTAGTCTGAGGATTACTGGGTGGGGAGTTAATAGCATGCTATTCTTTGGTAGACAACTGCCATCAGTTAACAACCAGTATACATTTTAAATGCCTCGCCATAGTTCAATGGAAAGAATCCGGGTCTTCTAAACCCATGATCTCAGTTCGATTCTGAGTGGCGAGGCCAGTATTTATCAATATTTACATGCTGTTAACAAAATCTAAAATAGAAAGGCAGTGGTAATGACCCTATGAATAAAGAGGAAAAAGCATTATCAATTGTATATGGTATAACAACTTGTTTAACATTAGGATTATTTATTTTTATGTACTATACAATGTATCAGGAAATTTTTGTAGCAAATAGTATTACCTTAACAACCTGGGGAATAGTGTTGCTTATATTATTTGCAGGATATCCTGTAGTATTTGCTATGAAATTGCTATCATTAGTTATGCCATTGCCATTTATTATTTCAGATAAACTTCTTTGGATTGCTATATCAGTTGCTGTAGCAAGGGGACTTATGGATATTTTTGAAAAAACTTTGAAGGGGGATAAGTAGAGCTATGCCAAGAAAAAAAGCAGATGGTACTGAAGTAGAACAGGTTGCTGATGATCTTATTGCTGGATTGGACGATGCATTAAGTAAAATTAGTGGTTTGGAAGATCTGACTGGTAGTGATGAAATTAGGTGTGTTCCTACTGGAATAGACCTTCTTGATGAAGTCCTTGGCGGCGGAGTTCCAGTAGGTAAACTGTGCTCAATGACTGGTGCCGCTGGGTCCGCAAAGAGCTCGTGTGCGATTCAGTATATTGTAGGCTTTCAGCATTATGACCCTCGTTCAATTGGAGTATTTATTGATGTTGAGCAAGCAATTAGTATGAAGAGACTTATTGAATTGGGTTGTGATCCTAAAAGAACTAAACTTTTTAGCAATTCTGAATTAACAATGGAAAGAATAGCTTCAATTGTTAGAGGATTGGCTAAGTTTAAAATAGAGCATAAGGTTAAAGATGTTCCATATATTGTAGTGTGGGATTCTGAATCAGTGACACCTACACAAAAAAGCCTTGAAGCAGCTGAGTCTTCTAAAGTAATGGGAGAGCATTCAAGAACTTTGGGATTTATTATGAATCAGTTAATCCCATATATTGCTAAAACAAACATCACTTTGGTTATTATTTCTCAATTAAGAGATAAGATTAGTCAGAATCCTTATGAAGTAAGGTTTGATATGAATTTTGGATCTAATCAGAAGATTACTGGTGGTTCTGTAATGCAGTATTATCCCTTTAATATGTGCCGAACTAGGAATAAGGGTGAATTGGATTATGATATGATGGGTATTAGAGGGTTTAAAACAGAGATGACATTTCTTAAAAATAAGAACTTTGCCCCTAAAATTCCTATCCAAGTAGTTCTCGATTATGCAACAGGATTTTCAGATTTTTGGACTAAAGAGAATCTTATTAGGGAAGCTAAATGTTTTATTACTTCTGGACCTAAGAATGCTTTGAAAAATTATAAAGATTTTAAATTCAGTAGAAGAGACATTAAAAAACTTTATGATACTGACGAAACCTTTAGGGAAAAGTTTGAAGAGCAGTATAACATCTGTAAATCAGAAATTCAAACAAATAATCCGTGGGATAAAAATCTTCAGATCAAGAAAGTTAAAGAAGTTGAATCTGATTTGTCTGATGAAGATCAGGATCTTCTTAGTAAACTTGATTCTCTTGGTTCAGAACCTACAGATGAATTGAATTTGGATAATCTTTAAAGAAAGAAGGTTTGCATTAATATGAAAATCTTTATTTCTCAGCCTATTACAGGTAAATCAAATTCAGAAATCTTTGCAACTAGGAAAAATATTGTATCCAAACTTCATACTAAATATCCAGATGCTACTATCATTAACTCTATTATCTTAGGTGGTAATGATACTAATGATATTAAATATCTTGGACTTACTCTCAATCTTATGGCTGATGCAGATCTAGTAGTTATGGCTAAAGATAGAGCAAATTCTAAGGGATGCCAAGTTGAGCAGTATGTTGCGACAATCTATAATAAAGAAATCATTGAAGAAAGTGAGTTGGATTAATTTTGTTTAATGATTTTAATGTGGTCATAAGCATTACTTTATCTGGTAAATCTTATGAAGAATCTATGCATCTTAGTGATGATGTAATTATGGGTATTTGTAGGAATTGTAATCCTAAATATAGCCCTAAAACTTATTTTCATCCTAAAACTTTTGAATCAAATATTAAAGTTCCAGATATGGATAAAGAACTAAAAGAGATGGTTAATAGAAGGAAATGCATTATAATCACTCCTAAAATTAATGACTATGATGTGGTTATTAACCTTCTTTCAGCAGTAAAAAGATGGAGAGAAAACTGTGATGAAAATGTTTTTGGTAAAACTATTGAAATCACGGCAGAGTCTAAAAGCTTTGATGGAACTCTTCATTACAATATCTCTAATAAAATGTTCATTCCATCAAGAACTAAACTGGAAATTGAAGGGGTTACCCAGTCTTTTATTGATAAAATTAACGCATTCAATAAAGATATTGATGATATCCCAGTTGTTGTTCTTACTGAAGAGGAGTTGGCTGAAATCAATAAGCCAAAAATTAAACAGGAAACCTTTGTTGATAAACTTCTTAAAGATTTTCCTATAAAATAATTAAATAAATCTTTTAAAGAGACTCCTCTTCTGGTATAATATCTCCAGAGTGAGGAGTTTTTCTTTACTCAAATATAAATGGAGGTAATGATATAATATGCTGTTATATACGACTGGATGTTCAAAATGTAAAATCCTTGAGTCAAAACTTAATGAAAAAGAAATTAAGTATGAAGTGTGTGAAGATAAAGAGCTGATGAAATCTAAAGGATTCAGATCAGTACCTGTTCTTGAATTGGATGATGGAACTATACTGACCTATGGTAAAGCAGTCAAGTATGTGAATAATTGGGAGGATAATCAGTAGTATGGCTGGATACTTAGATATTAGTATTAAGTTAGATGAAGACTTTGTTGAATGTCTTAAAGGATTAAAGAAAGAATACGGTAATAAATTAACTATACTCAATGGTTTGAGTAATAGCCAATTAAATAATACAGAATTTATAGATAACTTTGTTGATAAGAATACCTCCACAGCAGATGCATCTATAGATGGTAATGCTAATGCAAGTACTAAAGATATCTGCTCATTAATGGTAGAAATGAGAAAACCAGAACTTAAGCTTGAATCATTTAATAAAATATTCTATGAGTTAAAGAAGAAGTATGGTGTTGAAGTAGCTAGAGACTGGTTAAAGAATGAGTGGGATGGGCACTTTTATAATCATGATGCCTACAGTACTAGCTTTTTGCCTTACTGCTTTGCTTATGATTTAAAAGATCTGGCTGAGAAGGGGTTGTATTTTATTAAGGACAACTTTAACCATCAACCACCACAGCATTTAACTACCTTTACAGACTTTGTTGGAGAATTCGTGTCCTATATGAGCAATCGTGGATAAAACTGCGACTTTATAGAGTAATCTATATTGTAATTCAATTGTGAACTGCTGGAAAGGTTAATTAACCTAATCAGCATCTACGTTTAATAATAATTAAACAAGATCAACGACTATTCCTTTAAAAGGAAGTAAAACTAACTTTCATAAAGTTAAAGTTTGAAGTGCAAGGGCCTAAATATTAGGTTGAAGATATAGTCTTTTAGTTTTTTAAGCTAAAAAGTTCAGGAGCTTGTGGACTCCCCAATTTCTTAATTTACTCATTTTATTTTTGGAAGAAAGATTGTGAGAATGGGTATTACCCCAAAAGTCAAGAATATTATAGAGACAATGAGTTCCAACGCATAATTTTTAAACTGAACCAACCGTACCTGAGAGTGAACCAAAGTTCATTTACAAATTTTACTATTTTTGATAGAGAATATTTTGAAGCACTTTTTGGAGATAAAACCTTCCCTGATGGAAGTTATATGATTGATTTTGAGGAAGAGTTTATTAATTATGAAAAGGCGTTTATGAAAGTTGTGTCAAAGATTAGAGAAACTAATATGATGACATTCCCAGTATTAACCTTTTCATTGCTTAGAGTTGATGGTAAGTTTATAGATGAAGAATTTGCAAGGTTTGCTGTGCAGCATAATATGCGTTGGAATGACAGCAATTTCTATATTTCTGAGGATGTGACAAGTCTCAGTAACTGCTGTAGACTGGTCTCTGACATTAATACTCCCTTCTTTAACAGCATTGGGGGCACAGCATTAGAAGTAGGATCTATTAAGGTTAATACAATTAATCTTGCTAGAATTGCATATGAAACCAATACTAAAGAAGAGTATATGAAATTATTAGAAGAAAAAACTATTTTGTGCTTACAGACATTGGATGTAATTAGACACATTATAAAGAGAAATATTGAAAAAGGATTACTTCCAAATTATTCTTGTGGAGCACTTCATTTGGAATCTCAGTATAATACTATTGGTATTATTGGCATATATGAGGCAATTCAGAAGTTTGGTTTTACCTATAAAGATGAATTTGGTAATACCTTCTATACTGATGAAGGACTTCAGTTTGCCAAAGATTTTATGCAGAAGATGATTGATGTTAAGACTGAATTTGCTAAAGATAAGGATTATATGATTAATATTGAACAGATTCCTGGAGAAAGAGCTGCGGCTGTTCTTATGCAGAAAGATCAGATATTCTTCCCAGATGAAGCTTATGAGTTACCACTGTATGGAAATCAATTTATACCATTAGGTGTTAAGACTACTTTACAAGAAAAAGTCAGAGTGTCTGCGGTATTAGATGCTGCCTGTTCAGGCGGTTCAATACTGCACGCAAACGTTGATGCACCTATACATGATTTTGATACTGCATGGAGATTGATTAACTATATTGCTGATAGTGGCGTAAAGTACTTTGCTTTATGTGTAAGGATTAGCACCTGTAAAAATAACCATGCATATTATGGGTCCAGGTGTCCAATCTGTGGAGATCCTACAGAAACCACATGGCAGAGAATAGTTGGCTTTTTAACACCAGAGAAATCATACTCTAAAGAAAGAAAGGCTGAATTTGCTTTGAGAGATTGGTTTAAAATTAATGATATGGGAGAAACCTTTTGAGATTAACTAATCTTAAAGATGAAGACTTTGTGAACTATAAGAAGCCATCACTTTTTATAGGCACATGTTATTGTGATTTTAAGTGCTGTGATGAGGGTGGTTTTGACAGGTCAATCTGTCAGAACCATTCTCTCTACAATTCAAAACAGCATGAGCTTACTTCAGAACAACTTTATAACAGATACATCAATAATCCAATTACTTCAGCTATAGTTATAGGTGGATTAGAACCTATATTACAAGTGGAAGAAGTTATTGAGCTTATATCATATTTTAGATCTAAAGATTGTAAAGATGATTTTGTTATATATACAGGTTATACTGAAGAAGAACTCATTAATAATCATATTCTTGACAAATTTAAGAAATATGATAATATTATATTCAAATTTGGTAGATTCAAACCAAACCAAGAAAAACATTGGGATGAAGTATTGGGAGTATATTTGATTTCAGATAATCAATACGGAAAGAAGGTATCTTAAAACTATGTCTATACCTGTAATTACTGGTGCAACTTTAGCTTGTTCAGTTGGAGCCATTCATAATGAGACTATGAATAGATCCAATGAAAAATATGATACCGATGACTTGATGGATATGCTTAATTTAATAGAAGCTCATTACTTTATGATGTTGAATCGTATAGATTGGGAAAAGAGTTATAATCCTAATTTAAGATCTAAATTGATTAAAGATTTTGATAGCTTTAAAGAAGAGCTTTTTAAATTATTATTGAATAAATAGAATATACCGGAGTGATTATATGCATGATTAATTATAGTAGAAATCTTATTTTGGGTGGTAATACAATGAGTCGTTTAATGCCAAAATTTTATATAGATGATAATGGAGTAGCCCGATTAAGAACTGATGGAGATTTAGTTTTTAATGGAGTAGTAGATGTAGAAACTAATGCTATGAAGAATGAATATCAGAATACTGGTATAGAATCAATATCATTTCCAGATTTAGAAACAATAACTGGTTCATATGCTATGTCATATCTTATAGCTGGTGATACTAATTTAACAACTATATCATTTCCTTCATTGGAGGCTATAACCGGCTCCTATGCTATGGAATACTTATGTTATAGTGATACATATTTAACCAGTATAGACTTTTCTTCATTAACTAGTATAGGATCATATAGTATGCAATATGCATTTTATGGATGTACTAGATTAACTGGAATTGATTTTAGTTCTATAACATCATTAGGTACATATGGATTACAGTATGCATTTTATGGATGTAGTGGTATTACTGAAGCAGATTTTTCTAGTTTAACTTCTATACCAACTTATGGTATGAGAAATGCATTATATAATTGTACTAGTTTAGTTGATGCAGATTTTAGTAGTGTTACTTCTATAGCTAGTTATGGTATGTATGAAGCATTTAAAAATTGTAGCGATCTTGAATCAATAGACTTTAGCTCGTTAACTAGTATAGGTTCATATGGAGTTCAAAATGGATTTTATGGGTGTAGTTCATTAGAAACTATAGAATTTCCTGAATTAACAACTTTATATGAAGCAGCTTTAAAAGAAAGTTTTAAAGGCTGTAGTAGTCTAGAATCGGCGTCATTTCCAAAACTTACTGATGTTAGATCTATAACTAATCCAGGTAATAATGGGGGATTATGGGGTACTTTTGGTGAAATAGCTTCACTGAAAAGTATATCTCTTCCATCTTTAGTTACTATATCTTATAGAGATGCTTTAGATAGTATGTGTTATAATTGTACTGGATTAGAAACTATTGATATGCGATCATTAAAAACTATAAATAGTATAGATGGTATGTATCTATCATTTTACGGATGTACCTCATTAGAATCAGTTGAATTTCCAGAATTAGAAACTCTTTCTGGAGGATATGCGTTTGCTAATATATTTGAAGGGTGTACAAATCTTATATCAGTAAGTTTACCTAAATTAAAAACAGCTACTGGAGAATGGGCGTTGGCAGCTGCATTTAAGGATTGTACTAAATTAACTACTATATCGTTCCCATCATTGCAATCAGTTAGAAATAATGCGTTTGGAAATAATAGTGCAAATTATGCCTATCAAAAAGGAATGTTTTTAAATTGTTCAGCACTTACTGAAATACATTTTCCAGCTGCAAGTCGATCCGCCATAGAAGCTATGACTAATTATAGTGCTAAATGGGGAGCTAGTAATGCTACAATTTATTTTGATTTATAAAATAAAGAAAAACTTTAATTATAAATGTCAGCTGAAAGAGATTGGTATGAAAAGTTAAGAGAAGCTGCATTATATTGATATCCTGATGTAGATTAATTTATAAATAGAAAGGTGTGTTTAATAAAATGTCTAAAGAAGAATATGAAGAACTTGTTAAGAATGCACATCCAAATAGTATTGTTGGTGGATTAAGATCTGTTAATGATACTCTTGATAGAATTATTTTAAAGTTAGATAAGTATTTGGAAGAGATTAGGAAGTGAGCGCTATTATGTATCCTACTTTTGAAGAATGTGCCCAATATCATAAAGATCTGAAAGAAGAAAGTTATAAAAAGAATCTTGATCTATATAAAGATTATTTCAATACTTCTTATTGGGATAGTGTACCTGAATGGTATAAAAAGGAAGCTGTTATTCATCATTATCCTGATATAGAAGATGCGATTGGAGGGTAATACATAAGTATGTCAACAACAAAAGTACCAAACTTTATGGTCTCACCCCCCCCTCCTAGTGAAAGTGAGACTACAGCTAGTTTAAATAGTTTAGAAAATAGACTGGATACTTTAGAAAATTTATCAATTAGCTCTAGATTAAGTTCTATAGAGGCTAATTATGTCACTACAGATACAAATCAAACATTAACTGGAACTAAAACATTAAAATCTAATTTAGACCTAAACCCACCCACAGTAAATAGTAATACTGGCGGCCAGATCAATTTTCATTATAATCAAGCTAGTTCAGCTACTAGTTCTATATATGAAAATCAATCTGGAAGAATTAGACTAGATGGGAATTTAGAAGTAGTACATACAGTAACTGGTTATGAATCAATTAGTACGGCTAACGGGAATAGTTTTAGAGTAACTAGGCCATTGAATACAGGAATAAGGCCAATTACTAATTATAATGGTGCTGAAAGATGGGACATGCCATTAGTATATGTAAATGCAACGGATGGAAAAGTATTATCATCAATATATACACCATTTAGATTTGCTTCAAGTAGTGATTATAGAAATGCCATTCAATTATTAGCATATAATCCTTTAGTTGAAAATGAGTTTGATATGTTAGGAATAGGTTATAATCAGAATGGGGCTTATACTCATGCACCAACCCCAGCAACTACAGATAATAGTGGGCAAATAGCTACTACTGCTTGGGTAATGAACAGATTAGGCACCTATTATAAGGATTTAGGTGATAACTATGTTATGAATATAGCGGATTTTGATAAAATGGGGGTTATGTATCATATAGGTAGTTTATCAACAGAGACTACTATAAATTATCCTTCTGGTAATAATAATGGAGATTGGGCAATGTATTGTTTTAGAGCTGATAGGTTTACAACTTTACTAGGAGTTACTCCAAGAAGCACTAAGTTGTTCTATGCTACATTTTGGAGTGGCAACTTTAATGGGTGGAGAGTTTTTGAACCTGTTTCAGTTTCTAGCTAGGTAGGAGGTAATGTATAATGAATATAATTGAATTAACTGATAGATGGGTAAATATTGATGGTAAGCATTATATTAACAATGATGAAGGTAGAGCTAAAATATTAGATGAGTATGGTGAAGAAGACTATAATATGCTTATTTCAGAATGGGGTAATACAACACAATGCCCTTTAGAGTTTATACAGAATGAAATCAGAGAGATTAAAGAAAAAGAACTTGATACAGCATTTAATAGAGCTGTAGAAGGTTCATTTATTACTACTGAAGGATATAAGATGCAGTTTAACACAGATGATTCTTTAAAGATGTTTGGAGCAATACAATTATTAGAATCTTCAGGTGTAGAAACTGGATATATCACAGATGCTGATGATAACACTCATTATGAGGTTCCTGTGAGTGTGATGAAATCTGTTCAAAATCAGATGCTTAAAAAGTATGCTCAGTGTCATTTAATGAAACAGAAGTATAGATCTATGATTAATGAATCTGAAAGTATTGAAGATTTAACTAAAATTAATATAACCTTTGAATGAGGGGTTTTAAAGATAGTTCATTTTGTAAGAGCATTTGATTTAGAAAATGAAATAAAAAGAATGGAAAGTACTCCTATTGGTTATAACCGACCTATAGGAGTTACTTCCGATGAAAAAACAGTTACAATAGATTTATCATTATCTCAATATAGAACTTTGATTATAGATGTGTATGGTGTTGAAATATTGAATAAGTTATTATCAGGGGAGTATAAAAGTTATAGTGGTGAACATAAAGAAGGTGGAAGATTTAAGTTTGATAGAGTTAAAGATAATATCTGGAAGATAACTGAATATATTTTAGACTAAATTTTTATTTGGAGGTGGTTAGAGGAGGATGTTTAATAAAAAATTATTGATGAAGAACTTTGATGAGAAAGAAAAACCTCTAGTAGATCTTTCTGATTGGGCTTATAAAACTTATACTAAAACATATAGTACCATGACTGAATTAGACCAAACAGGAATTGATTATTTAAATTCAGTTAGAGGAACCAATATGAATATGATGTTTTATGCATGTAAAAGGTTAAGAACATTAGATGTTTCTAATTGGGATACTAGTAATGTTACTGCTATGAATTGTATGTTTCGTAATTGTAGTTCATTAACTTCATTAAATGTTTCTAATTGGGATACTAGTAATGTTACTGATATGACGGGTATGTTCAGTGATTGTAGTTCATTAACTTCATTAGATTTATCTAATTGGGATACTAGTAAGTGTAGTAATGTGTATGGTATGTTTGGTAATTGTAGATCATTAGAATATTTAATTATTGGATCTCCTACTTTTAAATTTCGGATGATTGATTCTAGTTGTGGAAACCTTAACACTACTTGTAAGATTTTAGTTCCATCAGCATTACTTAATACATATAAAACCGCTACTAATTGGTCTTCAAGAGCATCACAGTTTGATGCAATAGAAAATTATACAATAACTAGATCTAATGGTCAGGTTACCGTGACGCCCAAATAGGCTATGTAAATATTTATGCTATCTGGTTAGACTAAAAATATTTAAAGAAGGTGATACTTAAACATGTTAGAAAATTGGCAAAAATCATTTAATTCAGTTTTAAGATATGAAGGTGGGTATGTTAATGACCCATTAGATATGGGTGGAGAAACCAATCTTGGTATTACAAAGAGTACATTAAATAAAGCTATAAGAGAAGGTGTAGTTGATTCATCAGTTACAGTAAGGACTTTAAAGAAATGTGATGCTGAAAAGATATATAAGAAGTATTATTGGGATAAGATGTTTTGTGATGATATGCCTACTCCAATAGATCACATTATTTTTGATACGGTAGTTAATCATGGTATAATTGGAGGATCAAGAATTATCCAAAGAGCTATTAATTCAGCTGGAATATCTAATGATATTAGTATAGTGGTTGATGGTAAATTTGGTAAACTTTCTAAAGAAGCTGTAGATAGATTAGATGCTTTGGAAGAAACTCCATATTTAGCTAGAATGATTCTTATAAAGAGAAAAGCATATTATGATGATATTATTGCTAATAAACCATCTCAAGCTAAGTTTAGAAGAGGCTGGTATAATAGAATCAATAATTTGGCTAAAGATTGTTGTATTGATTGGACGGCATAACATAATTAATTATAGCTATTAGGTCAATACCTATACTAGATAAAACAGTAGCATACTCTCCGACAGTTAGTGTAGCACTAGTACAAATTTCACTATAGTAATAAAAAGGAGGCTTGACAAGAATAAAAATTTATGTTTATAATGAAGTAACATATACAGATCCTGATCAGTTCAGGAAAGTATTTAAGAATGTTTCATTTCCAAAAACAATAACAGATGACATGTTAATGGCAAGAGGAGTTGTTGTTAAGGAAGAAGTGGAACCAGAAGAATCATTTGAAGATAAAAAGAAAAAGAAACTTTTAGAGCTTCAAACTGCATATAATACAGCAGTTAGTGGATCAGTTTCAGTTCAGTTAAATGATACAACAACTATCAGAATGTTATTTGCAGAAAAAGATCTTTTGATGGTTAGGGCTATGCTTGATAAGATGACTGATGCATCTGTTGATAATGGAGTCTTAGTTGATGTTGATGATAATGTTTATATGAATTTAGATAAAGATACAGTTAATAAAGTATATCTGGCTATGCTGGATAAACAGTTTGGAGTGTATATGCAAATGAAGCAGTATCAGATTCAGATTAATAATGCTTCTAATGAAGAAGATCTAGAAGGGATCAGAATATCTTTTTAAAGAAGGGAACTGAATAAGATATGGCCTATATTTTTGATAATAAAGATACAGTAGTTGAATACTTAAGACAATTAGAAATTACTGTTGGAGAAGAGTATAATCACTATATAGTTCCTCATCATTCTTATGTGAGAAGATTTGACATTTTTTATAATAGTGAAAACATTGGCTATGTTGAAAATGAAGAGCTTACTCCAAATGCTAAAAGTGAATGGGTTATACATATTCCTTCTGAAAAGAGAGCATATTTGGAAGCAAAACAAAAAGGATTATATGGAGCTATTTATGATTTACCTAATGAATCCTATGGAGATATTGATAAGAAGTATTATATAGAACCAAGAGCTTTTACTAGAATAATTGCTAAGAAATCAGATAATACTCCTATTCAAGTTGATGCAAATGGACCTGGTGCATATGTTGGATTAAAGTTTAACAATAGTTTTGTTAATTTAGATAAAACTGAAGTAGCATTAGGATCAACACAGTTAAATATAACTATAGACCCTAAAAAATTAGCTAATGAACTTAAGTATTCTTTTGCTGAAATCTCTGGTTCATTACCTACTGGAGTAGTTGTAGAACCAGAAGGCATTTCAATTCAGAAGTGTTTAGAGTATCCTTCAATAATAGTTGCTACAGAACCTGGTGAACGTCCAAAGTGGGTTAAAGCAGAAGAACTTACAGTTGGAAAAGCAGCTTCAGCAGCTAATGCAGATTTATTTGGTTTCAAGAAACCTGAAGATTATGTAACTTATCAGAATATTAATACAGATATTACATCATACTTTGATAACAGTTATGAATATGGTTTTAGAACTGGTTATGATTTAGAAAAAGAGCAGTCTTATGTTTATACCAGAGCATACAGAGTTCATTTGGTTGGGGATGTTTCCGGAGATGCTGAAGTTCATAATTTTGAAGACATAGATATTGAAACTAAGCTTGCTGACCAGAGTAAACTGGTATTTATAAAAAATGTTGAAGATGGTACAGAATTTCATAGTGGGCTTAGAATAAATGGTCCGGTTACTTTAGCTTATGGAAATGAAGGACCTTACTCTACTGCGTCCACATCTGAAAACCCAAGAGGGGAAGTTATTTATAATCAAGTAACAGGTCTTATGGCGTTTAGTGATATGTGGAGAATGGGTGCCGGATCAGTTGCGAGTGATAGAGGTTTCTTAGAAATTGCCACAGGTGATGATGCTAATAGTCCCACTTCTGAAGCGATTTATGTATCACAGTATAGTGGTAATAAGTTTAATACTTTAGTTAGAAGGGCCGCACTTCTTGATTCCGATGGAAATACGAGTTTTCCTGGAACAGTAACTTCAGCTGGATTAACGGCTGGAGATCTTACAATTAGTACAGATAGACTTGGAAATACCGTTTTTGATATTTCAAGAAGTAAGGAATATAAATTTAATATAAATGGTATAAATGTCTTAACTTTAGATGAACGTGGAACTCCTTATGATAGTGTTTATGCTAAGTTAGTTTCTCCTCATTTTACAGGTACTCCGACAGCACCAACTCCAGAAAGTACAGATAATTCTGATAAAGTTGCAACAACCGCATATGTTAAAGCTAATGTTCCAGTTTCAATTGGGTCTGATGTTACACCTGTGTATACAAATGAAAATGGTGTTATTACAGCGTCTAATGCCACTGTTGGATCAGAAACAGTTCCAGTTTATATTAAAGATGGTGTAATTACTTCTACGGATGTTTCATTTATTGACTATGCTGCTAAAGAATCTCCGATATTAACTGGTGTCCCTAAAGCACCAACTGCTGAAGCAGGAACAAATAATAAGCAAATTGCTACTACGGAATTTGTACAGACAGCTATTGATAATTTAGTAAATGGTGCTCCAGAACAATTAGATACTTTAAAAGAATTAGCTGATGCTTTAAATAATAATGCTGATATGGCTAATGCTCTTACAGCAAACTTAGCATCTAAAATTGATAGGATTGGTGATGGGTATATTAAGGAATTAAGTATAGATGGGCAAAGTATTACAGTTACAAAAGGTGATGGCTCACAGGATACTCTTGTTACTAAAGATACTACATATACTGATGCTACTTCATCTAAAGCGGGTCTTATGTCTGCCGAAGATAAGGCTAAATTAGATACTATTGAGGCTAATGCTAATGCATATACATATACTCTTACAGCAGCTAATAGTTCTACTTTAGGTGGTATTAAAGTAGGAACGAACTTAAGCATAGATAATGATGGGGTATTATCTGCTAAAGATACTGTTTATAGTAATGCAACTTCTGTTATATCAGGTCTTATGTCAGCAGCTGATAAAGCAAAACTTGATACCATTTCTGAAAATGCTAATAATTTTACCTATACATTGCCTAAGGCAACTACAAATGTTCTTGGTGGTATTAAGGTAGGAACTAATTTAAGTATTGATGCTGATGGAGTTTTATCTGCTGATGCTCAGGCTTATGCGGATGTTACTGCTACAGCGTCAGGATTAATGACTCCAGAAGATAAAGTTAAGTTAGATAGTATTGCGTCGGGAGCAAATGCATATACCTTGCCAATAGCAAGTTCATCTAAATTAGGTGGTATTAAAGTAGGATCTAATTTAAGTATAGATGATAACGGTATTTTAAGTGCTAAAGATACTACTTATGGTAATGCTACAGCATCTGCGGCTGGGTTAATGTCTACTTCAGATAAATCAAAGTTAGATGGAATTGCTGCTGGAGCTAATGCATATTCGTTACCTACAGCATCTGCAACGACTTTAGGTGGCATTAAAGTTGGTTCAGGGCTTGCAATTAATAATGGAACGTTGTCTGTATCTGGTTCTTCAGTTTTTAGTAGTGATGGCCATTTAGTATTTCCTAATGGAGACGAATTCTGGGTGGAAGCCTAATGAAATTTAAGTTTAAAAATCAACAGTTAACATTATATGATACTATGAATGATTGTAGAACTGATAGTAATAAGAAAGGGTATGGCTGTGTAAAAAAAGGTAGTCGCACATATTATTTTGATTTAGTTCCTACTACAGATCCATTTGCTACGGAGTTAAGATATAAAAAGAAAAGTACTGGAACAACTTATGCTATTGCAGATAGCAATTTAAAAGATCTGTCGAGATGGGGAAAGTATAACAAGGATAAATTTGATACAAATAATTATGAAACTGGGACTAATTTAACACAAGATGGTGTAAATTATCTTAAATACGCCAGGGGCATCAATATGACAGAGATGTTTCAGAATTGTTCTAATTTAACTACTTTAGATGCTTCTAATTGGGATACTAGTAATGTTACTAATATGAGTAAAATGTTCTATATGTGTCAAAAACTTAAAACATTAAATGTATCTAATTGGGATGTATCTAATGTTACTGATATGTCACATATGTTTGCTGGAGAAGATTATTGGGCTAGTAGACAAGGTGGTCCTTTATTTACAACATTAGATGTAGCCAATTGGAATACTTCTAAAGTTACAAATATGAGTCATCTTTTTTATAAATGTGAAAAACTTGAAACTTTAAATGTACGAAATTGGAATGTATCTAATGTAACTGATATGTCATATATGTTTGGAGGAGAACATGGTATTTCTGGTAAAAGTGTAGGACTTACTTCATTAGATGTTTCAAGATGGAATACTTCTAAAGTAACCAATATGTCAGGTTTATTTTCAGGATGTACTAAATTAACTACTGTAGATGTTTCAAATTGGGACACTTCTAATGTAACTGATATGTCGTGTATGTTTGGTATTACTAGTTGGTCTAGTGGGACTAGATTATCTTTTACTACATTAAATGTTTCTAGATTTAATACTTCTAAAGTAACTAATATGGCATATATGTTTCATGGAAATCCAAATCTTTCAACTGTAGATGTTTCAAATTGGGATGTTTCTAAAGTAACTAATATGACATATATGTTTGGTTCATATTTTACCATGCCACAAGGATTTACTACATTAAATGTCTCTAACTGGAATACTTCTAATGTAACCACTATGAGTAATTTATTTTCTAATTGTGATAAATTAACTACATTAGATGTTTCAAGATGGAATACTTCTAAAGTAACTAATATGTATCAAATGTTTTATGGTTGTAGATCATTAACTTCTTTAAATTTAACAAATTGGAATACCTCTAATGTAACTAATATGGCATACATGTTTATGCATTGTAAAGCTATTTCAAATCTTAATTCGTTAAGTAATTGGAATACTTCTAATGTAACTGATATGACTAATATGTTTTATTCAATGGATACATTAGAATTTATAAATGTTTCAAATTGGAACGTATCCAAAGTAACTGATATGACTAATATGTTTGAATATTGCGAGGAATTGACTTCTTTAGATTTATCTAGATGGACACCAGTAGAAGGAGTAAAAATGAGCAAAATGTTTTATGGTTGTGGCAATTTAAAAGTCGTTGATTTATCAAATTTTAATACTAATAATAGTGATATGTCTGATTTATTTCATAATACTACAAAACTTCAATATCTTATCATTAGTTCATCAACTTTTAAATTTCCAATGAATGATGGTTCTTGTGGCGATCTTAATACTACATGTAAAATATTAGTTCCTAGAGCTTTACTAAACACATTTAAAACTGTTACGAATTGGTCTTCAAGAGCTTCTCAATTTGATGCTATTGAAAATTATAATATAACTAGATCTAATGGACAAGTTACCGTAACTCATAAATAAGAAAGGTGTGTTTATAATTATGACTTCAAGCAATGCTATTGCTGAACTTTTTGATGCAGACCATGAGTGCGTATATAACGATGGAGATCCGGTAGGAATTTGCATTGATGGAATTGTGAGACCATTTGATAATAATACTGAACTAAAGCCAGTAGAATATGTTGGTGTCGTTTCATTAAATCCATCTTTTATATTGGGTGGTATTACAGGGGCAGTATCTAAAGTTCCAGTAGCTATATCAGGAAAAATTTGTATATGGGTTAATGGAAATGGTAATTTAATTGGAAAGAAAGTTTTATTTGATAAAGATAAACTGATATTTAGACCCTTTGACAGATTATTTGATTCAGAATATAACGGTATTATTATAAACGTTGAAGGAGAGAATAAGGATCGTAGTCTGTGTCATATACTATTGAAATAAAAAAAAGAGAACAGCCGATTGGCTGTTCTCTTTTTTATGTTTTGATTCATATGTATATCACAATATTGTGATAAGTTTTGATATATGTTTAGTGTAATTTTTACTCAGCTGGATCTACTTCTGGGTCAGTTTCAGCTTCAGGTTCTCCTTCTTCTTCCTCAACTACAGGTGTAGGAGTTTCTTCTTGAGTAGGCATAACTGGAATAAAGTTAGAATCAATAGCATCAACTTCTTCTTTAGTAGAAGCTTCTCTAACTAACAATTCTAAGTGCTGCTGGATACCAACAACTAATGAAGTATACACTGAAGCATTAGTATAATTGGTTCTAATTCTATTTGCAAAAGTGATTATATCATCATTAGTAGGATTGGAGTTATTAATTCTAACCTTAAGTAAGCTAATGACAAACTGAGCATTCTCAGTATCAAAGTTATTATTAAGGATATCCAACGCACCTAAGTTCTGCTGCTCAAAGGTCTTAATCTCGCCATCAGAATAACCTTCACTGATCTGCTTCATAAGCATATTAGATCTATCCTGAATAGCTCTAGCTTTCTGAGATTTAAGTTCATCTAAGGTAGGCTCAGGAGGAGTAGGAGGAACATACTCTTCAGCAGTATATGGAATATTGAGAAATGCTAACTGCTCATTAGTAACCTCTTTAGGAAATGAAATATTAGGATACATCTTCTTGAGGTCATAAATTCGAATGGTCTTATTAGTGTCTTCAATTGAACGGTAAATAATCATTGATTAAATAAACACCCCTTCTATAATTTTTATTTTTTAAAGTCTCTTAATGTTGTACAAGATATTGTCAATAGTTGTTAAAAAGTTAAAACTATCATTAGATAAGTTATCTTCTTTAATACAAGCTTCAGTTTCATAGATTTCTTTATCAATATAAACAGTAAAGAACTTGACTATATTTAAGTCAGGATAATACCTTACATATAGATGGTCATTGATAGTTGCAAAATGGTTGTCTTTAGTTAAAGATACATAAAGATCTGTGACAATATCTCTATACTTAATAGTCAGTGAGTAAGTAATTTTTTCCATATAATGTAAAGTAACTCTCCCGGTATAAATTTTTATCTAAAAGAATGTTTTCAGTATCTGGGTATAATTTAGATGCTACATATAATCCAATACTGTCAGCATATAATTCTTCTTTATATAAGGCTATATCATACTTTCTATATGATTTAGCATAGTCAGTTTTTATAACTGGAACATTCAGTTCTTTTAAGCTATAGTGATGATTATTATAAAGTTCATGACCTAATTCGTGAGAAATAATTTTTACAATATATTTATTTCTTTCTTTAGGTGTATGACCTTTACATCTATACCTAAATACTTTAGGTCTTAGATATACAATATGTTTTTCACCACACCAACAACCAGCATGTTTAGTAATATCCTTAGATAATTGAATATCCTTATTACCAAAGTTATCTATAATATAGTCAGTACATCTACAGTGCATATAGTTTAAGTCTATATTGAAGTGAATATCAAAGAAATTTATACTTCTATCAAAGAGATAATGGATTAATTCTCTATATCTTATAGTAATCACCTCTTTATTTGTTCAAAGTTCTAAGTCAACTTTTGTATATATATTATGTTATTGTATTGAAAGTCTTCTAATTTTATTGGAGGTGGTAGCATGTGGGAAAAGTTCGTGAAAGAACTGGAGCATGCGGATAAAGTGGAAATCAACGGAAAGGAGTTTGATGCCAAGAAGCTGTTGAAGGCGTTTGACGAATACGTTGAGTGGGTTGTTGAGTTGCAGGAACAGTAAGGAGGAGTTTGATATGGTTAAGGCGGATTTGAATCTTATTAATAAGCTCATATATGTGTATCAAGAAATGTATGTGCTTCAGGCGAGTTTGGCGGATAAGGATGATAATGATAATGCGGAGAGGGCTCAGTGTATTATCAGTGAGGTAAAAGAAATTCTGGATAAGGATTTTGATTATCAGGTAACTGATGCTGATACACCAACGTTCTATATTGATGACTGAGGAGGGTAATAAGATGACTAAAGATATCATGTCTCTTCTTGTGCTTGGGGTAGTTAGTGCGATTTCCGTTGTGGGTATGCTAGTGTCGTTTGTATTCGGAAGCTGGGTATGCGTTGCAGTTTGTATGGTTATTGCAGTTATTTCTAGTGTAGCATTTTTCTACCAGGTATGTGATATGGAGGGCGAATAATATGAACTTTTATCTTACACTTATTTATGGAAGCTTTGGCGTGATGAGTATGTTCAGCTGTGTGTATTTTGGAGTACTTCTTAAGCAGGTAATTCCTTTTATGTTCTTTGCAGTAATTGGGTTTTTCCTGCTGATTATGGGATATAAGGTTAGTCCATATAAGGAGGATAATAAATGATTTATACTAATCTTGAACTTAAAGTTGATGAAAAAGAATTTACTTTTGGAAAACTTAAAGGAGTAACCCTTGGAGAAAGGGGTAGAGGCAGATTTGAAGTATTTCTGCCTGTACCCCCTACATTTGAAAAACTTGAGAAAGGAATGAATGCTAATCTTAGTATTGGCCTTACGCAAAACAAAAAGTTTAGAATTAATAATGGTGATAATGGTAAGTTGTATCTGATTCTTACGTCTCAGGCTGGATATACCCGAAGAGGTTCTGGTTATATCTATGAGTTTAAATTGAATGAAAATGATGAGCCAAAGGTAAAGGTCCTTGCTACAGCCAATGGCGCAGATGGAGATGCTGGAAGAATTGGTAGTTGGGAGGCACAGGTTATGGAAGTAAAACCTGGTGCTATTGTAAAGGTAGTATGGTCTGGGTCTGGTTATGGTATTTGTCCAACATATTATTTTGTTGATGAAGAAGGGGATGTTGTTGGTGTAGACGAAGATAATATCCAAGATTTTTATGATTATCGCAATGTGGAGATGCCAGAGGCATTTAAAAGAAAGTTCAATAAGGAGGAAAATTAATATGAAAGACCTTTATTGGGAGCAGCTTGTGAAAGACGCTAAAGATACTTCTGTTGATAAAACAGTTCAGGTAGCATTTTTGACTGAAGCTAATGGAGCATTTTGTCCTACTCCATTTATGTCATTTGGGCCTAAGGTAGATTTGTTTGAAAACAATGATGAGCTTGAAAAAGCCTTTAAGGAAATTGTAGAGTCATGTAAAGAAATTGATCCAGATATTTCGGAGGATAAACTGAAGAACTTTGCAATTCTGGAGATGCCCATTAATATGATGTTTGATTTGCTTAAGAGAGAAACTGAATTCTCTATTCTTAACATTCATTTGAAAATTACTCCAGATCAATGTTACGTGCTGGATAAAGCTTCTGATTTTATTCATGACCCTGAAGTTTCTGCTCAGTCTAAGCTTA